CCGTCCCGGTCAACTGCACCCCGATATTGATCGTCTTTGTCGCCACCTCCGGCGCAGTCCACGAGGCCAGATAGACCAGCGCCGAAGTGCTCCCCGAGGGTTTCGTCGTGCGCCGCCCCGCCACCGTCAAAATGACGTTGTGCGTGCGAGGCTCCGTATTCTCCCATGTGACCAATCCATAAAGATCAAACTTGTTCGGCGGCACCAGTTCGTTGCCATACACCGTCATCTGCTTGCCCGGCGCTGCCCACACGCGGTGCAGCAAACTCACCGCAACATTTTTCGGATCTTGCAAGCGCGGCACCTCAACCGTGATCACCAACTGCTCATTTTTGCTGGCGAACTCGTTGGCCAAGGCAATGCTCACCACCTGCTGCCCCGCCTGCGTCTCCGCGAAGACGCCGGATAACGTGCGATTAGCGGCATCGTAGGTCAGCCCGCTCGCCGTGCCAAAACTCACCGCCACACTCGTCGCATCGACCGTATTCAACACATACGAGAACGGCTGCCCCGTGATCGCGCGGACTTGCAGCACGCTCGTTACTCTTGGCTGGGGGATCGCTACGTTGACGGTCAAATCCCGCGTCGTATTGGCCAAGAGGTTACTCGCCGTGATCTGCAACGTCTGCACCGGGTCCACCGAAGTAAACGCGCCGGTAATTCTTTGAGTGTCGGGCGAATAAGAAAGCCCCGTCGAAGTCCCGAAGCTCACCGCGCTGGCTGTCGCATTCCTAATTACCAGTTCGTATTCGATTGGATCCCCCGCCCGAGTGTTTAAGGTTAAAGCGCCCGGCCCTGCCAATATCCCGTCCGGAGTTGCGGCAGTGGCCGGAGTCGCGGGAGATCCGCTCACATCATAAGTGAAAGATGTTTTCACTGAAAGGGGCGGGAGCGCCCCCCGCCCAACTGAGGTAGTGACTACCGACGTTATCGCAAACGTGCCGTTATACGCGCTCTGCGAGCATCCCACGATATTAACCAAATCACCCTGATTGAGCTGGTGCCCGGCGGGATTGCCTATACCACCACCAAGGGCCGTCACGGTCGCTGTTGTTCCATTCCTTGTTATACTCACCGGTATGTAGCTCCGCTGCCCGGTGAAGCTCGCCGAACCTCCTCCTATGAGCGGAGTCAGCACCCGAGAGGTGATCACCAGCGTCTCGGTCTTCGTGGCATACGCGTTCGCCGCCGTGAGGCTCACGTTGTAAGTGCCCGCCGCTGTCAAAGTCCCCGCAATCCGCCGCGTGGCCGAATCATACGTCAGCCCGGTCACTGTGCCGAAGGCCACACTGAAAGTCGTCGCATCGTTCGCGGCCAGCGTGTAGGTGAACGGCAGCCCCGCCACATTATCCGCCGTGAGCGCACTAGTGAAAGCCGGGGTCACTATCGCCACGGTCACATTCAACGTCTGCGTCGTCGTGGCATCGGCATTGCTCGCCGTCAGAGTGATCGCCTTCACCCCGCCCGAAGTGAAAGCTCCCGTGATTCGCCGAGTCGCCGAATCATAGGAAATGCCCGGCACCGAGTTGAGATTCACCTCAAAGCTCGTCGCATTCGTTGCACTGAACTGGTAGAAAAACGGAATCCCCGCCACCACCGTAGCCGTCAAAGGGCTCGTGATCACAGGCGTGGCCACATTGACCACAATCGTCACCGTCTTGGTCGTTGTGCCATAAGTATTCGTCGCACTGACCGTTATCGTCCTCGTCCCAGCCGTTGAGAATGACCCCGTGATCCGGCTCGTGCTGGAGTTGAAGGCCAATCCTGTTGTGCCGAGATTCGCCGCAACGCTCGCCACGCCGATCGGACTGGAAACGGCGACCACGTACGAAATACTATCCCCAACATTCACGGTAATCGTGTCAGGCGACGTGATTCTTGGTGCGGGAGTTCCGTTCGCCCAATACTCAAAGACGGCTACGCGGGTTTCGACCCTTGTTGCGCCGGTCCACACGCGCCCCGGAGCGCCCCTGAATAATGTCCACACATAATCACTGCGCGGCGGGGCGGGCGGTGCCGCGTTAACGGGTTGGGAAGCCAAAGTAAAAGACGCGGTCGCCTTGTAAAACCCGCCGTCCCGCAAACCTACAATGTCTCCTAAAAAATAGTTGTAGCGGGCGGGCGCACCCCGGAGGCCTTCAATTTCCGGCATGGCAGAGGTGCCGCCTGTTACTGCGTAATCGCCACGAACCACCGGATCGTCATAACCGAAATTACTTTTCAGTTTGAAACGGGCTTCGGACTGGAACCACGAAGCGTTCCCGTAAGCGATTTCGCCAATTCCTCTAATAGGCGGCGTCGTTCCGAGTGGTTCGTAACCAATAGATCCATAGGTCAGGTTGTGGCGCAATCCACTGTGAGGGGGCAACAGAAGATCGCCCACCGTTTCCGATAAAGTGAACAAGGCGGTATTCGCCGGGATACTGCCCACCTCGCTCAAGGAAAGCGTGCGCGTGCCAGTGGCCACCGCAGAAGATTCCGAGGCGTTTTTTACTATCACGTTGGCCGTAATTGTCCGGTTGGCGATCGAGTTGTCGCTTGCTTGCCATCGCTGTATGGGAATTCTAACGGAAGTTGCGTTGCGCTGAACCAGCGTGACCGTAGCCGGAGCGCCTGCACCCGTCACCCACACTTCAATAAAATGATTTGTCGGCTCATTATTTGTCCACGTTATCGTCGCATCGTATTGCAAGGCCGTTGTATATTCGTAACGATTTTGATTATTGGTCGGCGATGGCCCTGCCCAATATTCCTCCTTCACTTCGGAGCGAACCACCTCAGTGACACTCACATTAGTTACCGGAGTCAGTGGCATAACTTATTCCTTTACGCTTGAGCAGAAGTAAGCAACGAACCCACGCGGATCCGGCACGTCATTCTGCGTGTCAAAGCAGGACAACCGCAGCCGCAGCACAAAACTGTTCCCGGTGGGCAGTTGCGCACTCACCGCGCCGATCACCCTCTCATACCTAGAAATGTCCCCCTGCCACGCCTCTTGGTTATTCACCAAAGTCCGCCGCAGCGTCACGCCCATGCTGTGCGTAGAAACGACATCCGTGACGTGGATCTGCTGGTCGATCAATGGCTCGCGCCACACGTAGGTGTCGATGTTCGGTCCCACCGGAGCGGGCGAGGATTGATCCGTCCTCATGCCGATCTCCCAGACAAAATTCCACACCGCGTCCGTATTGTTCGCCAACAACCGCGCGCTCAACTTTCTCGTCAGCGTGAACGTCCCGCCCAGCGGCAGCGAGTTTGGCGTGAAAGCCAGCGTGTAGAGCACCCGCTCGAATGGCTCCGGGTAATACGAGTTGGTCGCCTTGTAACGCCGCACGGGGAACCAAAACCTCCCATCGCTCCCCGCAAAGCTGCCCAGCGGCAGCTTTTGGGGAGGCCACGCGCCGAAGGCCGGGAGAGTCAGCACAGATCCCGCCGTGTTTTGAAAAACCTGTGCGGCTGCCACCGCAGGCAAAGCCGTTCCATAAACCGGCGTCACCGTGGCATCATGCACCGCCGGGAGCAACCCCAAGGCCGGTGCAGGCAAGCTGCCAATTTCTTTGATGTCCTCGATGATCATAGCGTGATGTCCAATCTCGTCGGCGGCATGATCAAAGCCACTTGGCCTCTCGGATCGGGCGACGCATCATCTATATCGAAATTCGTCAACCGCAGGCGAATCGTGGCAGGCAAAGTGAAATTCCCGCCCGCCATGGTTTTCCGGTAAGCCGACCACGCACTCACCATGGTCAAAGCCTCACGCCGCACCGAGAGCGACCACCGGAACGTCTCCAGCGCGGGCGACAGGGTGATCCGCGTCTGCCCCAGCACCACCGGGGAGGACACTTGCCCCACGGCCACCGAGCCTGAGACCGGCACTGCCTCGCACACAAGTAAGTATTGTGCCGCCACATCCACGCGCCCCACCCCGCGCGCATCGTCATCGAAAAAGTCGCCCAGCATCCGCGTGCGCAACTCACCCGCCACATTAAGCACCGCTCCCGTAGGAAGTTGTGCATCATCGAAAAACACTCTCCACAACTCGCGGTCCATCTCAGCGGGGTAATACCAGTTCCCTTCGGCGTTCACCCGGTAGAGCGCGCGGCCATCGCTGGCAAATCGCTCCCCGCTCTTGATCGTTTGCCCCTTGCGCCCACCTTCACCGGGCAAGCTCACCCCCGCCGGATTCGTGCAAAGCCAAACAGTCCCAGCCGATTGTGACGCCTCCGGCAAGACGCTGGCCGTGCCAAACGAAAGAACATTGGACGACTGAATCGCCGGAAGCAAAATCGGCCAGCGGCCCGCCTTGACCATACTCGCGCTGCGCGCAGGCCACACCGCCGGGTCGCTCGGTATTTCTGGCTCCGCAGGAACTTTCACCTCCCCATCCGGCCCCACCTCCGCCGCTTTGCCGCGCGAGCCGGTCTTGCCCACCCCGGGAATTGAGGCGCGGTAGAGCACATTAGCCGGGAGCGCATCTTTGTCTTTCTCCAGCTTGGCATCCTCCTCTTTTTTCTTTTCTTCCGTTGCCTTGGCATCGGTCCCCTCCGGTGCCTGCTGCTGCCCTTTTTCTGGGTCCACCACAATCTGTGAAGCCAAAGTCGCAACGGAGTCCAATACCGAGATGTCGGGTAAAACCTCCCCGATGTTCGGCAAAGTAAACTCCTGCGGGGATTGGCCGCTCATCTGGCCCGCCGCACCGGCCTTCGGCAAAAGACTTTCCAACACCGCAATCCGTTGCAGCATATTTTCCAATAACGTCGTCAGCCCGACGATCTGCTCTTGCGTGTGCGTGTGGGCATCCCACTGCCTCACCGCCGGAGCACCCTGCACATAGACCAGCAATCCGTTCGATGCCGGTGCTGACGCCGTGCCAAAGGCCAACTGCACCTCATTGGCATTGGTGATCGTCGCATTGTAATCCACGCCCTCCGTCAGTGCCGTCCATGCCGCCGTGTTGTTTCGCACGATGATATTGGCGATGGCCTGCGTGTTTAGTCCGTGCGTGATCGTGAAGGAAGTGGCCGAGCCATTGCCAATTACCGACGAGTAAGTCTGCGGCCCCGTCACAATCTGATTCGCCGTGAAGGGAACATAGTCTTCCGGGTTCACCCGCAGCCAATCCACACCGGGCACGACCGCCATATCCGGCCATATCTGCGGGCGCCGCACCCGCAGCGTCGTCTGCCACAGCTTGCGCGTCACAATGCCCGCCGATGGGTCCGCCGGATCCAGATAGAAATCCGCTTCCGCCTCGAAAGGTAAACTCAACACCTCCGCCTGCCGCAGCGCGGCGAAAAGCTCGTAACGATCCATCGGCAGATCAAACGTCCAGTCTCCCTGCGGTGCGCTGAAAACTGCCACCTGCAACTGCTCCACATCCGTCCCTGCCAGATCATCACGGAATTCGATATTCGCCACGTCCTGCTCCGGGTTGCTCACCAGCACCGATCCCAAGACCGTCCCATTCGGTAGCGTCAGCATCTTGTTGATCGCCCGCTCGATCTGCGCCGGTCCATCCAGAGGATCCAACAAATCTGTTTTGGCAAACTGACCGTATCGAAGCTGGTAGGTTCCCCTCCAATTACGCGGAATCCGTAGCTGCTGAATCTCGTTCCATTGGTAAGTGCCGGAAGGATCCGCGCCGCCATTCACCAGTGTTGTGATCGACGGCGCATCGGGAAGCACCCGCGTCGCCGAATCGGCAAAGGCCAGCGGAGCCGCCGTCAGCCGCAATTCGTAATTCCATTTTCCCGCCACCTGCACCGCCAGAATGCGGCCAAAGCTCACCGGCTCCAGCTTGTTCGACACCACCGAAATGACCATCGCGGCACCATCCGCGCGCACGATCATATAAGACCCCGCTTCTTGAATCACCGAATAGCTTCCACCCACCGAGAGCGCATTCAGCGCCGACTCGACCTGTGTGGCCGTTGCGATATACGAGAGCGGCAGCGTTGTGTTCCCTCCCACCACCGTAGCCCCCGTTCCGATCTTCAGGCTAAACGTCCCGCCCGTGGGCCGCGCATCCACCGTTCCTACTCCGACCCGCAGGGCCGCAATATCCTGATCCTTCTCTGTAAACGCCCCGTAATACTCCAAAAACCTCAAGGCAAAACTCAAAGTGCCACCCGCCACCACTTCGGGAAACGTCACCGCTTGGCCTGCCTGATTGGCAGCGCGTCCATTGTAGAGATCAACGTAATAGAGATTGGCGCTCACCTAACTCCTCTGTCGCGTCAACTGCCGCCGTCAACTGCCGCCCACCTCAACGTCATCCGATGGTTCCGCCCCAAAAAATTTATCATCAAACCCCAGCACATCGTAGGGAAACGGCGGCTCCAACCGCACCTCCGCACTGGCCGCTTGCTCCGCCTCCCGCCGGATCCGCGCCAGCTTGTTCAGCCCGAAGGCATCCGAGAGCATCAACAAACTAAAAGTATTCGAGCGCGACATATCCTAAACGGTCCAGAACCGCCCCCTGTTTGATGCCGCATTGAACGCCGCCGCCAAGAGAAGCGAACTTGCCGCATTCATCGCTCCCAGCGTTGCCAACGGGGCAACCGTGTATCTGCCCACAAAAGCTGCAATCCCAGCCCCGATGGCAAAACCCGGTATGTTGATCGGCGGTCGGTTCTTTGCCGCGTAATCCACGTTCCAAAACAGATCATGCTTCACGTAGAGTTCATACGCCGCCCCCGGCGTCGTCTCCTTCGGCGGCTCCTCACCCTCCTTGGCGGGCGGCGAGACAAAATAGAGCGTGGCCAACGGCAAATGATCGAAGCTGTCGTCTTGCGGGCCAAATAAGACGTTCTGAGAGCCTGTGGGCGCGGCGGGCAGCTCCTTCGCCAAATTGATCCGAGGAAGCCGACCCAAGGAAAACAACGCCGTAGCGTCCCACGTCACCGTGTATTCGACAATATTGGCCAGCAAGAGATTGCCCGGAATCGACGCATCCAATTTTTGGCTCGCCCGCGCCTGACTCATAAACACAACGCACTGCAACATCTTCCGAGCGCCCGCCGCCTCCTCCGCTTGTGTCGGAACGGTGATCGTCACACCGCCACCGCGAGTGTTGATTTCCGGCTTTTCAGGATCCTTCACCCCGAGTCGCTTGAAGAAATCCGGCGCGCTGGCCGGTTGCTCAAAGATATTATTCGGCAAAGGGATCTTGGGCCGGTCAGTCAACGGCATCCGCTTGAAAGTCGTATTGTCGCCCACCTCTTCGTCGAGTTCGTCAGATGGGGCCAGCGGTGCCTCCCCGTTCACGAAGCCAGGCTTGATCTGGATCTTCCACGATTCATCCTCGTAAAACCCCGTGACAAACCACGGGTGCTGCCACTCACGGCTGATCTCGTCGAGGTAATACACCTCGCCCTTACCCGTTGTTCGTTTGTAAACGGCTCCATCACTCATAACTCATGCCACGTGGAAAAAGTGCCGCCAGCTTCCGCCGAACTGATTCTTGGCCGTGTTATGCCGGTAAGAAAAGTAGGCGATTTGAAATGTCTCCAGCATCCCACTCGGCATTTTCTTGATGCAGGCCAACGGCGCATAACCGTATTCCCCCGATGCGCTGTGAGGGGTTTCCGAAAACTCCACCACCAGATTGTCCCGGGCGACCGCATCCTGACCACCGGCCACCATCTTCCCCGACTCAAGATCAATCTTCACCTTGAGCACCACCCACTGTTCATCGCCTTCCTTCCAATCGCCCTTGATTACACCCCCCCTGCTCCCACCCGTCCGCCCGCTTAGAGGAATTCCATCCGGCGTCACCGGCTCCAAGGCATTGACAAAACCCGGCGCAACCAAGGCTTCCACCTGCCCGCCCTGTAGTCCTACCGAAGAGACATACCACGCTCCGGAAAAGACGGAAGCGCCGCGCGAAGTGTAAAGAACAGTGCGCGCATTCTTGCCCGCACCGATCGTTCGGGACATCAGCCCCGCGCCTGCCATCACCTTTGGCGGTCGCCGCCTCAAAAGTATTGGAACCAAGATCATGCGTATTCGTAAATTTTGCGCTCCCACCCGTTCACAGAATACAGCCATTCCTCCGTTGTTTCTATCGTGCTTCCATGATCGCGGCGGTTCACCGAGGTCTTGATCCAGTTCTTCGCGCTGGCCGACAGGCCCGTATTGAGGTCGACCGGAGGATCATCCAGCTTGCCCAAAGCGGCGATGCCGCCCAACTGATTCAGTCTCCTTATTCTGAAAGTTGCGCGAGGCGAAAAAAAACTCGTCACTCCGTAAAACGGATTCAAAGCGAACTCGTTGCCATCCGCATCCACGCCATCGCGCTTGCTTTCGCCCGTAGGATCCTTTTCGGGAAAGGTCAGTTCACCCTCCTTCACTGTTCCGCTGAACTTCTCCATTATCTCCTTTATTCTCGGGTGCATTCCCAGCGGCACTTGATCCACCCCGATCGACAACTCGATCACCTCGTTTGGCGTGGCATCATCACCGCCGCCATCACCAGCTATTGCCACACCCCCCATGAACGTCCACACGATCTTGGTAAACCCACCCTGCGGATCGGTTTGCACCTCGTAGCCCGCCGCCACCACATCCGGCACCGGGCAGGCCGGGATCTTAATCTGCGGCTCGGAGTTCGGATCGACCAACTCCGTCATCGTCACCGTCAACTTGCCCGGAGGCTCCAAGCGAATCGACTCCATGATCGGCTCTGGCAGTTTTCCGATTAGCGTTCTCATGACCCCCCCCAATAGAAAGGATCGTAAATCGCCGGTTCCCACTGGCCGAATCCGCTCAACATCCACGCCTTACGCACCCAAAACTTGTTGCCCACTTGCGAGGCATCTGCGCCCACATAAAGCCAGTTGCGGTCTGTGTAGTCGTCATTTTCGTCGCCCTGCAAGTTAGGCGGTTGTTGAATCGTCCCGATCCCATTGAGGAGGCCATTCAGTTGCCCTTTTGTCATTTCCTCTTCCACGATGTGCATGGCGCTCACATCGTAGAAATCCTTCACTCCGTAGAATGGATTCAGGTTGCTTACCATGTTTCCTTTGGTGTCCAGCCCTCGCCGCGTCGAACCCCCGGTCGGATCTTCCAATTCCCACTGCACTTCCCCCTCCACCACCCGCCCGTATTTCTTACCCTCCGGCGACACATAGCCGAGCCACTTGCCGATGTCCCGGTGCATCGTGATCGGCGTCTTATTCAGCGACCCATCAAAAGTAATGACCGTGCCGTTTTGGCCGTTGGATTGGGGATACCCGGACCAACCATCTCCTTTGGAATCCACTGTCTCAAACCTCCACTCATAGGTCGCCACGCCATCTTCAAACGTCACATTGGCCCCCACCAATCCTTGACCCGTAACACTGGGTAGCTCCGTAACCTGTTTCGGCAAAGTGTTCCCGTCCCGCATCAGCCATCTTTCCCGCACGGTCGTATAAACGCGCGCCGCATTTCTTCCACGGTCCACCGTGCGAGCCAGCATCCGCTGCTCCCTGTTTCCTGAAAGCGCGAGAATTGCCATGACTATTGACTCATTTCCGCTTCGGCCATGGCGATCACGCGCTTGTTGTCGGCCAGCGCGGTTTCCTGCTGCGTTTTGAACGTATCCATCAGAGTCTTTATTTTCTCCGCATTCTCCTTGATCGCCTTGAGATCCTTCGAGTTGTCATTGACCAGCCCGCCAAATCCCGCGCTCCCGCCCACGCTCGCCATCTCACCCATTTCCGGTTGTCCCGTCCGCTCGATGTTCGACATCGCCCGCGCCATCTCCACCTCCGCACTGGCCAACCCCGCCGCAATTTCCGGATCTTTGATCGTATCGCCCAATTCCTTTGTTCTGGCTTCCTTCGCCATCGAATCCTCCAGCGCATCCGCATCCCTGCGCGCCTGATCCTTGTTCGGCCCGTATTGTTCCTGCGCCCTCAGACTCGCCAGCTTAATCCGCTCCCCTTCCGTTTGCGCCGCAGCGATCCGATCTGCTTCCTGCTGCGCTTTGTTGTATCTCGCGTTGCCAAGCTGCTTCTGGATGTCTTGCGGTAGCTGGTCTCCTACCCCTGCCAACTCTGCTGCTTCATTCGCCGCCTTAACCCTTCGCGCGGTTTCGGGGCTTGCCGTCCTGCCGCCCTTCATTTCCTCAACCATCGCTTTTTCGGCCGCATCCTTCTCGGTGGCTGCCGCCATCTTCCGCTCTAAGGCAGCAATTTCCGCATCCGCCGCGTCGCTCTCGATCTGCGAACGTGTCAGCGACTTTACTATTTGGCCCGTTCTTGGATCTCGGATCGCCTGCTCCGGGTTCGTATTATTGACATTGGCTTCTGCCGACTTTTGCGCCATCTGCGCCAGCATCTTCTCCGTATTCAGTTGCCGTTGCGCGGCCTCCACCCGCGCCTGTGCTGCCGCCTGCGTGATCTTCGCTTGATTCAAGTTGGCCTGTAAAATCTGCTGCTCGAGCGCGCTTTGGATCTCTTGCACCCCACGATCCCCCACGCCTGCCGCCGCCGCCGCCACCGAAGCCTGCTCTACTCCTGCCCGCGCCTGATCCTGCGCTTCCGTCGATCCGCTCTCCCGCGCCTGCGCGTATTGTTCTTGCGCCGCCGCCAAAGCCTTCGCCGCCGTCAAAGCCTTCTGCAAAGCCGCCGTCCGGTTTTCGCTCTCGATTGTCGCCGCCTCATCCGCCTGCGCGCCACTACCGGAAATCCCGGCCAGTTGGTTCTCCAAAGCCAACGTCTTCTCCTTCGCCGCATTCAACGCCTTCTGCGCGGCCTCCGCCTCCTTGGCCGCTTGAGCCTGATTGCGCGCCGACTCATCCGCCTGCCGCGCGGCATTCGGATCTTCCTGCGCAGCGGCAAAATCCCGCCGCCGCTGCAACTCTTGAATCCGCGCGCCCGAAATTTCCGATTCCCCACCAATCGCGGCAATTTGCTCCCTCAACACCTGCCGCCGTGCCGCCTCCGCCTCACGCTGCTGCGGCGTCATAGCGCGCTCTTGTTCTGTCGTGCGGCCCGCCTGTGCTGCATCCAACTCCGATCTTTGCTGCACCAATGCCGTCCGCACCGCAATATCCCGGCTCAATCTGCTTGATTCCGTCGTCGCTTTGACTGCCTTGATTTGTTCAATCCCTTGCCGCAGATTTTCTGGGTCCGCTTCACCCGGCACGAGCGCGCTTGTTGCCTGATCTAGATCGGCCCTTTCTTTGGGATTTACTCTCGATGCCGCTTCCGCCGTTTTCAGCCTCTCCTGTGAGCGCCTGCGCTCCGCATTGGCCATCCGCGCTTGCATCTGCGGATCTGCCGCCGCCTGCGCGGAAGCAAAGGCCTCATCTCGGATTTGCTTTTCCAATGACATCCGCTCCCTCGCTTGTTGATCCTGCGCCCGATCCACGCCTAAACCGCCCTGCGCCTCCACCGCCGCCCGCCTCGCGCGCAGCATATCTACCTGCCCCTGCGCAAACCCCGCGCGCCTGTCAGCCATCACTACCTCTTCATCCGCCTGCATCCGCTCCCATCGGCTGGAGGTCGAAACTCCTAAAAAAGTTCCTTCGGACAAACTTTTTTGTTTGGCACGAGCCGCAGCTTGCGCCGATTGCGCCTCATTCAATTCCTGCTGGGCATCTTGAATCGAACCGCCAATCTGCTGCAATGTCGCCTGTCGATCGTCCTCGGTTTGCATCCCCGAAGCCGCGCGCACAATGTTGGACTCGCGCCCCGCATTGTTTTGCATTCTATCCTTCTCTGCTGCTTCCAACGCCTTGATCGCTGCTTGCGCTTCGTAGGCTTTGGTCGCCAGATACACCAATGCTGTCGCTGCCGCCAGAGTCGCCGCCGAGCCAACTGTCATGAGCCGACCAAATGCTCCACCCACGGCTACCAAACCTTTGATCGCGCCCGTTGCCCGCAGCGCCGCCATAGCGAATCCGCCCAACATTTTTGCCACGGACGCCAACCCCGCCGCCATCGGGATCAACACCGCCACCGAAAGCTGGCCTAAAATGTCAAAAAACGCACGCGCCGCGCCCGTGTCGGCAAGCGAGCCGAGGAACGAACCGATTGCCTCCTTGACCATGTTAAGCCCGCCCATGATCGCCGCCCACGGACCCGCTGCCGTCTCCCTAAATGCATTATTGAACTTCTGGAAACCAATCGCCGCGCGCGCTCCGGCCTTCGCGCCCTCCTCGAACATCCCACCGATCTTGACATCACTTGCCGTCTGTAAATTCTCAAGCTGCGCTTGCAGCCCGTCGATCGTGCTGGCCAATTCCGCCGCCGCACCGCTGGCCTTGCTTGTTTCTGACTCCACTACGCGCATCGCTTCGCCCACCGGAGCACCTTGCGCGGCCAGATCCGCCACCTTCTGTGCCGCCGCTTGCGAAATTGCCCCCATCGCTGCCAACTGCGCTGCCGCCGCTCCGGCCCCATCACCGCCCCGCTTCATCGAACCAACCAGATCGCCCATAGCAGAAGCCACCGCATCGACCGGCGCTCCCGTTGCCACCGCCACATCCTGCACCTGCCGCAAGGCCCGCGCCGAAGCAAACGCCCCATTGCTCAACACCTGCAAATTCAGGGCCGCTTTGCCCAAAGCCTGAAACGAAAAGGGGCTGCGCTGCGCCTCCTTCGACAACTCCGCCACCTTCTTACGCGCGGCATCCGCGCTGCCCATGATGACCTTAAACTGGTTTTCCAGCCCCTTCGCCTGTCCGCTCGCCCGCAATGCCGCCGCCATCTTCTCCGCGTTGAGCGCCGCGCCCGCCGTGTATTTCACGAAAGCCAGCGCACCCGCCGTCAGCACGCCCATCGGGCCGATCGTGTCATTGAGGATACCCTTCAACGCCGAAGCCGCATTAGCCATCCCTGCCGGGCCTTGGTTTGGTGCTGCCATATACCCCCTGCGTCAAGTCAACCTACTTTTTCTTTTCCATCTGCGAAATCCTCTGCACCGTCTCCTGCCAATACCGCACTTGGGCATGGCCGTAAGCCTCCTTCTCATTCTTGCCCTCCTCCTCGACGATCTTCGCCGCCATCTCCGCAATCGTCTTGGCCCGCTTCTTACGCTGCACCTCCATGCGCTGCTCGTCGATCGGCGTCCATAGCGGGATCTTCGCCCCCTCCGTCTTGGCCACCGCCACATTCATCCACACCAATTCCCCCAAGGGCATATTCCACGCCTGCTCGATCGGATGCCCGTGCTTGCACCACAGCGCCACCTGCTCCAGCCCGTCATCCATATCCCGCTCATCTTGGCCCTGCTTGGAAAGCCCCTCATGCAATCGCGCCAACTCCCTCGCCTCCACCTGCTCGGCGGGATCGGTTGTTACTCCCATCAGGTAGCGCAAAGCCTCGGCCAACTTCGCGTGCGCGCTGCCGGTGCCGGTCCATGTCTTCGGCGGGGCATTGTATTCCCGCAAATACTCGATGAAATTCTCCATCTCCCGGTCGGGACGAAAACGCCACCCACACCAAATCCACCAGCCAAGATGCCACCATGCGCTGCGCTTCTGCTTCAGCTTCGGGCGGTGCGGGTATTTGCTCTGGCAAATCTTCGCCGCCACCCAGAGATCCCATAAGGTTGCGCCACCAATGAGCACCGGAGAGTTCCAATGCTCCAACTGAAATTTGTGCCAGCAGCTAAACGGCAACAATCGCTTTCCCATGACGGAGTGCTCTCCATCATGCAGAATGCTTTCCGCCAGCCTCTCGTCAACGACGTAGCGGATCGACACGTGAGGTTAGGAGGCGAGCCCGCGACCTTCCGCCGTGAACCTGCTGAAATCTTCCACCGATTTCTCGATGTTCACGCTGGTCACTTTGCCACTCAGACCAGCCACGTCCATATCCGCCCCCAGATTAGGACCATCGGCCACCGTGCTGAAGCCAGTGATGCTCAGATTGTAGCTCTCTTTGCCGACGAGCGCCGCCACGACATTACCCTCGCTGTTCTTGGCACGCACCACCGTTCCCAACACTTTTTCCGCCGAAGCGGAAGTCGGAGCGGAAATTCCCGTAACACTTGCATCACCCGCACCCACGATGGTGCCTGAACCTAGTCGCATGATAGCCATAAAATCTCCTTAGAATTCAAACGTCAGTTTTTCATTGGTGGTTCTCGCCACGTCCTCGTTACTTATTTCCACGCGCGAACGAATCGTCGCCGTGTTCCCTTGCGCACCCATAGATTCAAAATCGCTTCCGATTGAGGTCTCCGTCACGGTCATTTCCTCGCCGGAATAGATCACATCGGCCAACTCGCCTTGGCCGTCCACAACTTCCACCTCCGAAGAATATCTTTTGGAGATTGTTTGCGAGATTACGCCGCTGGCGCCCGCACCATCCAAGTAATCCAATCTTTCGCCAATTCGTTGTAAAGCCATATTCGTCTCCTCAGTCTTTGTGGCCGTGTCAACTTACCGGAAGCAACGCCGCCGCGCCGATCTTCAGTCGCACGATTTCCGCGCGACTCCGTGATCCCTTCTGCGAATCCAGCGCGCTCAAATAAAATCCGCTCACCGCCAAGTCATCCGTCTCAAGCTGCCGAAACGAGCACGCCGGAGCATTGAGATAATCGCAGATAGCCCGCAAACGCTGCCGCACCTTGCCCGCCACGATCGCATCATCCACCGGCCCCACCACCCGGATCTCCGTCGCCACCAGATAATTCCCCACCCCGCGCGCCTCCGCCGTGCTCGCCACCACGGCCACATATTGATTCGGTCGCTCCCCCTCCGAGTCGCCCTTGACCACCGGACACGGGACCTTCGCCTCGGCCAAGACCTTCACGATCTTCTCCGCCAGCGCCTCTTCCAATAATCCCCTTACCTCGTTCATAAATCAAAACTCCGGCGTGGCCTGCCCGCTTGTGGAGATACAAACCAGCAACGTCATCGTGCCCAGATCCCGCACCACGCTCACCGACCATTCATCCTTCGCCGTGATCACCCGGCTCCCATGTGCCGCCGCCGTTCTCTTGACCTCCGTGCTCAACAGATAAAACGAACAATTCCGCGTATTGATGTAGCCGCCATCGCCCAGCGACGAGAAATACTCCCCCTCATCCCGCACCGCCCGCGTCGCCATGCCACCCGGCTCATAAACATCGCCCTCCGAGCGATTGCCCACGATCCTGATGTCCTCGCCCATCATCAGCAAAGACACCTCATCCGCGACGGCAAACGCTTCGTCAAACATACCCATCGGGGCAGTGTCAATCCACTGCCCCGTCTCAAATTTCAAATCTCAAATGAAAACCCGCAGGGTTTTAAGCCCTGCGGGTTTTTGGTGCGAGTGGGGATGGTGGATCACCCGCAATCCATATCTTAGGCGTAATTCGTCTTGATCAGAGTGCCTGCACACTCGTTGATGACGTGCTCCTCGTTGTGCTGGCGAACGCGCACCACATCGCTGCGGCGGGGTTCGTCGCGGAACGTCTCAACCACGTAGCTGAACGCCGCGTCTTCCTGCCAATACATACAGCGGCCTGCTCCGCCCATGTCCGGGGAACCACCGGCCACGTGTCCGAGCCAGATGTAGTCATCCCCCCAGATGTAAGAGAGCTTGTTGTCCGCAACCGCTTCGCCCTTCTTCGCCGTGCTGTAAACAGCCTCCGCGATGAACATGGACTGAATCGGTGCGCTGTCTTGGAAGGTGCTGAGAAACACATCCTTCGTGATGATCTTGCCCCCGGCATTGTCGCCGAAGATGTATTGACGCAACAGCTTCGAGCGGCGAACGCGCTTCCAGATGTTACGGCTGAGGATCATCGTATTGACCAGTTCGCCACGCTTCTGCACGCGGGCGATGGCTTCCTCGATGTCCTGCGCGATGTCGATCGTGTTGATGTTCGCCTCGGTCAAGGCGACAGTCGCATCGGTCTTGCCCCAAGTCGTTTCATCCATGATCTTCGCGGCCACGCGGGCCTCCTGCGCACGCAGGATGTTGTTCAGCACCAAGCGGGTGCTCGTCGATTGTGCGTCGAAGAAGCGAGCCAGATCAGCCTGATCGCTGTCGTCGATCACCTCGGTAAGACCGCGATCTTTGCAAGCAAAGGACGCTTTCTCGTAGGTGCGATCAACTTCCTTGTAGGCCGTGCGCGGCGCACGCAAGGTGCTGTCGCTGCTGGTCATGGCAAGGATGTTGCCGGTGCCCTTCTTGATTTTGCGATACTCGCCCGTTTTGGTCGCGGATGCGTAAGACGGGAAAATCTTGTCCGCGATGAAAAATTGCTCCGCCGCCAGTGCTTCTTGAACCACCGCCTGCAATTCAGGGCGGATCTCTGCGTCTGTATTTGTAAACATAGTGCTTGTCGTCTCCTCGTTAAATTTCCTCGTGCCTTAGAGCGGATAGACCACGACGACATCGTTCGCCGCCGTGCTGCTGCCGAAGGCGATGCCGAAGTCATGGCCTCCGCCGCCCGAAACCACCTTGCCGTCCGCCGCACTCTTCACGACGGTTCCGGCTGCGAACGCGCCCGAAGCGACAACCTCGAAGCTGCCCGGTGCGTTCTTGAGCTTCACTCCGACCGGCGTGACGCCATCGTTGCTCTTGGTCATAGTCACGCCGATGGCGATGTCGCTCGCCCCGGCCAACTCAATTTTGTTGCTGCTGTTGAGCTTCACTCGGACGTTGGCAGCGATGCCGCCGCTCGTCGCCGCCACGAAACTGTCAAACCCATTGCTCTGTGTTGCATTCATGATTTTTTTCTCCTCGTTAGATTCTTTAGGCGTCCGCCAGCTTGATCAGTCCGCGAGCCGACAGGCTCTCGGCGTAAGCGCGCGGGTTGCTCTTGATGGCGAAGCGGATCGCTTCGGCCCGTGCGGCGGCAGTGGGCTTTCCACTGGCTTCCAGTTCGGTAGCCTTGGCCGCGACGATGCTGTTGAACTCGGTGTCTCCTTCGCCGGAGAACATCTTCACCCCTTCGGTCCCGGCGCTCGCCGCCTTGATCCCGTGCATCTTGACGATGCGCTGGAGCGATTCGTTCTGCGCGATGAGAGCGTTCTGCTTCTCTTCCAGAACATCGAAAGCGTGCTGAATTTTCGCCGCCTCGTCGTTCTGCGCCTCCTCGGCCAGCCTGCCTTCAAGCTCGACCACGCGGCGTTGCAGAGCGGATAGCGCCGCACCAGCGGCCTCGCCACCGGCAGCGGCGCTATCGTTGCCCTCACTGCTATGCCCTGCTCCAACCAATTCCCCTTCGCCTTCGGCTTCGCCGCCCTCGGCTTCCGCCACGTTGGCGATCAAATTATTCAGTTCGTCGCGGGTAATCCCCTGCTCGGCCAGTTGCTCGTCGCTCATCGCGTCGAGTTCGGCCAGTTCGTCCAAGGAAAGCGGCGTGTTCGCTTCGATCAGCGCATCCACTTCGGCTTGGCGATTAGCCACCGCCGTCACCACTTCTTGCAACTCCTGCACCGCTGCAAACACCTCGGCCAAAGTCGGCTCCGGGGCAGCACCCTCGTTTTGTTCGATTTTATCGTTCATAGGTTTTCCATTTGTCGCCGTGTCAACCACGGCCTCGAAAAGCCCCGCCGGATTCGCCGCAGGCATCGCCACGCAATCCACCGCCAGTAGCTCCTCGCATCGCGCGGCCTGCTTCCCGTCCTTGCGCTTCTCCCCCTTCGGAGGACCGGAAAACGCCGCCGAAAGCCCGAAGCAATCCGGCATCCGAGTCGCCCTCTCCATCAGCGCGTCGAATTCCTCGTGGCTCTTGAGCAAATGCCAATCGGCCACCACCTTGTCGCCCTCGCGGCGGAAGCCTTCGAGGTAGCCGCAAATACTTTGCAGAGCTTGCGGGTCTTTGTGATTTAGCTTCACCTGCACCCGCCCCTTCGCGTTCCCGCACGTCACGATCTGCTCCAGCGTCGTGTCATCCACTTCGAGGTCATGCCCCCGCGCCGTCACGCCACCCGTGATCACTGCCGCTCCACGAATGACCCCAGCATCCCGATCCACCCGACCGGAAATGCTCCCTGCCTGAAATTGAAAAACCTGCGAGTCCATACCCGCAGGCTCCAAGTCAACCAATCAAGGGCACGGCGGCTGAAGTCCCCCAACCACCAACCGCCGCACCCTGAAATTAGTTTTTCTCCTGCTCCCGCAGCCGATCCTCGTGGTCGCCCACCGTATGCGTCATCGCCTGCACCGCCGCATCCATCTTCGCCGCCCACCAAACTGTCCCGGCCAACTGCATAACCACAGCAACGAGGATGGCATTGAATGAAGCCCGCAAAAATCGGGTCGTCTGGTCGCGCTCTCTCAAAGTAACTCGGATCTCGTGAGTCTCCCGTTGCAGGCTGTCCAAAGTATCCGAGATCCGCGACAAGGCGCTGGAATGCCTTTCCAGTTCCTTGTCGTGGGTGTCGATCCGGTGTCCGTGGTCATCGCTGCTCATGGTGAACTACAACATTGACTGTTCTTACCGCCCCATCATCGCCTTGAGCCGACCCATAAGGTTCTGCCGCCGCGCCATCTTCTCCGCCTCCACATTGCCATAAGCCGCTGCCATGCTATTCGGATCCGCCCCGCCCGTCTCATTGGCCAGAAATTGCCCGTTGTTATTGCGAGGCCGATTATCCTCGCCCAAGGCAAAAGCCACCATCCCCGGAGTCAGAGCCGACATCCCGCAAGAACAACTGCCCTTGCTGTAAGGTCGCTTGCCCGGAACGGGCTTGCACCCCTTCCAGCACCGGCCTTTGGGCTTGGTCGCGCGACCTAGCTCCACAACCCGTTGCTGAAGCGCGCCCATCATCTTGTTTTTCTTCATATCTTTCGTCAGAGCATAAACGCCGCCGCCGCCCGCTGCTGCGCCTGCCACCGCGCCGATTTTCATGGCCGCGACTTGACGGCTTACCGCTTTTCCGGTCGATAGACCGCGCGCATACGCCTCGCAATTAGTGTCGCCTGCGGCACAGACGTTGCGCCGCTTCCAGCGAGGGTCTTGCTGCGCCTGTTCATAGCGTTTGTTGAAAGCCGCCACCTCCGGCTCATTCATCGTCCCGCCGCGCCCTTCGGCTCGGCGGGGAAGATTCCGGTCGCGCAAAATCTTTCCTTCATCGTCCACGAACATTTTGCCGAACGACTCCTCCGGCACAATTCTGCGCCCGCGCGCCTTCGAGACTTCTGCAATCCGTCCGCTCCCCACGCCCACGCCATAGTGACGTTGGGGAACACCGGCCCACTGATCCACTTTTTCCACGGCGCGGGCCACAGTTCCCTTGATGCCTTGCTGTCTTCCCGCGCTCCTCACCACCGAACGCAGGTTTCCGACCTTGGGAATGGAAATGACTTCCAGTGGAGTCGTGACCCCTTGATTGTTGTAAACGACCTTGCCCAAAAGCGACTCCCCCGCTTGGGCCACACGGCCCTTCGGCAACAAACGAGGCAAGGTGCGCGCGCCCACTGCCGCGCCACCGAGAACGCCAGCACCAATCAGTGCCGCGCGCCCCAGACCGCCCTTGCGCTCGTCTGCTTTTTTCATTTATTCGGCCTTTTTAGGGCGACGCAACAACCCGACCATGCCTGCATTGCCCATCCGCGATTCGTCCTGACGCCCATAAGCCAACTCCACCAACCTCTCTTGGGCCGACAGCCGAATCCGCCCGCCGCTGGCTACGCGAAGACCCTTGCGGATACCGCCAAACAGCCCGCGCATCATCCCGCCGCCCTTGCTGGCGTTGGCGGCATAGGTCTTCGTTCCGGCTGCCATGCCCGCTTGGCCTGCTGTTTTTGCCGATGCGCCATAACCCTTGACCGCATCCATCGCATCCATGCCTGCCTGACGATAAGCATCCCCGCGACCAACCCCCGGCAGCATACTGTATTTACGCATGATGGCTTGATCCGCTTTGTAAGCACCATACGCGCCTACGCCCAGCGCCGCCGCTGCGGCTGGAATACCAGTCCCGCGAAGACGAAAGCCCTGTTCTTCCTCGACATTGCGGCGAAACAGCACCGCATCCAGATTTGCTTCCAACTCCACCAGCTTATTTTTTATCGTTTTCGTGTTCATAGATTTATTCTTTGGGTTTAAGTCAACCGGCCTCAACCAGCCTTGGGGAATTGGATCGTTTTGGCGGCGTTGGCTTTTTGGTATCCCGTGTAGATACCCCGGCGCTTTACCAGTGTATTGACTTTGCCTATGTGGCGACCGATCAGCACGCCACCCGTTCCAGCCGTCACCGCGCCGAGCAATCCCGCGCCAATAAGCATTTTTTTCTGGCCCTCCTTCGTCTCGTGCCAATCAGCCATACGGCGCTCGCGCTTCTTAGAGTTCGGAGCAAAGACTCGCGCACTGCGACCGCGCGCATCGCGCAAATCCCATCCCGGTGCTGAGTAGTATTCAGGATACAGATCGAACATCCGCGCCGATGCAGCCAGACGCGCCTCCATACCAATCGCGCGGCCAACGGCATCCTCCACGCTTTTTCGTGCACTTTTGTAAGTCTCTATGCCGCTGTCGGCCAGCCTGCGGCCCTGTTTCAACCACTTCGGGGCATTGATCATCCCACCCTTGCGGTAGAGACTTCCCCCCACAAGCAAACCTCCAGCCAAAGCGGTTGCCCCCACCGCATTGCGAAACCACGGCTTTTCCCATTCGCGCTTTTTCGTCTTTTCGCCGCGCGCCACTTCAGTCAAATCTTGCGTTAGGCTTGCACCCCGCCGAAGACCTCTGTATCCGGTTTCCGCGCTGCGGTAAGCGGAGCGCACAAAGGTCGGCAGGGTCATGTTGGTCGGGTTGCCATCTGCATCCACCAGCTTGTCTCCACGCACATAGTTCTTCCATCCGGCATAGCGCCGATTCGAGTCATAGACCATTCCCTCGAATTCATGGGAGAACCCGAATTTTTTCCGCCATGCGGTCAACGCTGCCTTGGTCATTTTCTGCTCTCCCCTACTCAAAAGACCGGCCATCTTTTCCGATGCCAGCTTCCGAAGGTTCTTTCCATAAACCCGCCGCGCATTGATTTTTGCCATCCTTGGCGCATTTGCCGCTTCGGCTTTCCTGATACTGCGAACGGCCAAAGCGGTTGCTCCGCCCACCAACCCTAAACCTGCCACCGTTCCCAGCAGCGCGCTACGCACCTGATGCTGCTCTGGCGTTGCTACTTGGCGCACGCTTGTCTGAGCAGGCACCATTTTCCCATTGGAAAATTCATGCTTGGCCTCGAATGGAAGATAGTCTGCCGCATTACGCAGTTTATTGAGCACTCCGCGATTCCAGCTTGGTGTCCGCGAGTTCTCTTTGGCCAAGACTGCTTTCATGTCTTTGGTCGGGCGGGCAATGCGCCGAATCTCCGCCATCTTGTCGTAGGTCGGCTTGACCGGTTTCTTCAAAAACTGGCTGGCGCGGATAAATCTTGGCTTGGTCGGAAAGTTTAGCTCCACCAGATTGCCGCTTCGGCCCATCGCCCATTCTGGTCGCTTGGCCGTGGGATAATAAGACTTGCCTTCCAACCCCGCGCGGAACGCCGCCTTTGTCTCACGCCACGTCTGCCTCGGATTAAGCACGTTCCACAATCCGCCTTTTGCCTGACGGTAAATTTTCCCGGCATCGGCATAAATGCTGGTCGAGTTTTGCAATGCCGATTGAGTCTTGCTTGCTTGCGAGGCCACATTTTCGACGGAACGCAGCGCGCTGCGAACAGATTTTGCACTGCGCACGCCAATCAAAGCGCCCGCCGCCAAACCCGCTGCACCGGCACCCGTAAGAATTGCCGCTTTGGCCGTGTTGGACTTTTCTTTTTTTTCGGCAAACATCAAGGCGGACAGTTCACGGCGCTTTTGAAACGCGGAGCGAATGCCGCCCCGGCCCAGCATTCCTTGGTCAATCACATCACGCACACCGGCAATTTTGTCGGGGATGTCCTTGCTCGTCTGCGATACCTGCGACGAAGCCTTGCGAATGCTGCGAAGGGTCGCTTTGGCATACTTCGCCACACCCGGAGTCTCTTTGGCGATAGCTTCCGCCACGCTGGGAATCTGCTTTTTGGCAATCTTGTAAAGCCCGTGCGCGCGCAATCCTGCGTAACCCGCTGCTCCCAGCACACCCAGCCCGCCCGCCAGTTGCGCCGTGTCCCGCAATTTGCTCAACAAATCGCGGTTTTGCCGCACGGTGACTTTCTCCGAGAATTCCATTTTTTTCCGCAAATCCTTCCTTAAATTCATAATTCCATCCACCTGTTGACCTTCATCCGCTCCGGTTGCCCCGCCGTAGATTCCGCCACCGACCGCGCCAATAGCCGCACTGGCCGGGAGCGGCCCACGCCGAATCCACTCTGCCGGTCGCCATGTTTTCGAGGCTCCGACCAAAAACCGCGCTCCGGGCCGCGTCTTGCGCAGCAAAACACCACCGGCCAGCCCTGCGCCCGCACCGGCAATGACCCCGCCAATCGCCGCGCGCTTGGTGAAGGCCGCGCCTTCATCCTCACGCGGCTTGCCGATAATCCTCGATCCAAGCAATGCGCCGCCGCCGACAATGGCTCCGCTGAGTGTGCCCGCTCCAATTCCGGCCTTCACCGCACCTTTCAACGTGCTGCCCTTGCGCAAAATCGTCGGGATAAAACCCAATGCCGCACCCGAAGCCGCACCGCTCGCAGCCGCTCCCAAATAAGGATTCAGCTTCCGCTCTTTCTTGCTGCCAACTGAAAACTGAACACTGGAAACTTCCGCCGAACAATTCCACCGCTTCAGAGCCGCGCCCTTCGGCGTGAGCTTCCCATCCTTCGAGGTCGGTCCCTGCATTCCGCCCATCCGAGCGCAGAAAGAAGCACGCCGCTTGGCCGCTTTGCTCCCCGGCTTCAGCTTGCTTGGCTCCGTCGTGACCGGACGCTTCAGGTTACTCCCATTCTCCCGGTTGTATTTCTTGCGGAACGAGTCATTCAGCCCGCCCGTCTTGGCGTGCCGCTTCTCGCTGTAACCATGAAACGGCTTTTCAGAAAATTCCGTGCGAGGACGACCGATCCATTGCTGCCCAAACTCAGGCGCAACAACAACAATGTGACCGTTTTTTCTCAGCTTATTTGCAATCCGTTGCTTTGCTACATCATGCACAAGAGCCTGCCCATAGGGGCTGTTCATCAAATTCTTTACCTTTTGTCGGTTTTCTTTGCGCTTGTTATGGCCGTGCCATGCAAGCCCTCCGGTAGCTGCCACTAACCCGCCCATCGTAGCGGCGGCGGTAACTTTTGGACTGATCTGAAAGAAATGCTGTTGCCTTTTTCCCTCAAATTTCAGCTTCTTGAGAAGCCCCAGCTTCTTCGCCGTCAGCAACCCCGCGCCCGTCAGCGCGGCGATCGCCGGAACCGACTCCGCCCGTTTCGCCCCGCGCGAACGCTCGCCATAGGCATCCCGTGAATTCTTTGTGGCCTGACGAACTCCCAAAACTCCCGCCGTCCCGGCCAGCGCGCCGATCCCCATGCGCTTATAGATCCCCATCTTGCCGCTCGGAAACAGCGCACCGGCAATCGCCCCCGCCGCACCCGCCCGCCCCAGATTTGCGTCCCGCCGATCCAAGTCCTCATCGCGCAGCTTCTTCACCCACCGATCCCGCGCAATCCGCCCTGTCAACGGCACTCCACCCTCATATCCGATTGCTTGGCTCATCTCAACTCGATCCCTGTCAATTCGGCTGAACTGCTTCTTCTGAATGTCGCCAAGGGGGACCGGCTTCCAGCGCCAGTCCCTTGAGGTTGCCATGAAGGTGTCTTGCGGCGGCTTGCCTTTGAGTAACCCGCGCGCTTCTTTTGCCGCAATCCCGCCACGAAGCGGGGCACTTGTTGTTGTTGCTCCAATAGCGTTACTGACAGCTCGATCTCGTCTTTTCAAAGCGCCCCGCGCCACCGCGACAATCCGCGCCTGCTCGCGCGGGCGGTGAGTAGCATAATTGGCAGCTATCTTTGGATTTGATGCAACCCAAGTCAGGGACTTGCTTCCAATAGCTTCACGCACTTCTTTTTCACTTTCTGGATAAACCACTGGCGCGCGATCTCCCTGCCCCCACTTCGACCTAAACCTTCCCCGCGCGAGGGTTTCCACTTCTTTTTTGTTGGTCCCACGAAACAACAACGGCAGCTTCGATTCCCTCCGATCCCCCGGAAGATAGCCGTCTAACTGCTTGCTCAACTTCCCGCCGCGCGTTTGCTTCTTCAGCTTCCCATAGTAATGCCGCCAGACAGCTTTGGCCGTGGGCGACAATTCGGAAAACTGGTGCATACCAACCCGTCACCTGTCACCTGTCGCCGCCTTCATCACTTCCCGCACCACCCGTTGCGGCTCGATCTGGGCGAGCACTTCACACCTGCCGGTGCGCGCGCACGGACCATGCGGAGGAAAGGCCGATCCGCGCCCGTGCCAGTAACACGGCGAACAAGCCATCGAAACCTGCAAAGCGCGGATGGTCGGCGCGTAGGCCGTCCTCGCCTGCCACGGGAACGATCCGTAAAGGGCCACAGTCGGCAGCTTCAAGGCTCCGGCCAGATGCGCGATGGCTGAATCGGGAGCCAGGACAACATCGCACTGCGCCAGCACCCCCGCACTCTGGGCAAAGGTCTTGGCCTGTGCCGCCACGTTGAGCACTCGCGGATGGTTCTCCTGTAATTGAATCGCCCCCGGAGGCCCGAACAAGGCCACCTCCAGATCCGCATGAAGCATGAAAGACTGCACCACCTCGATCATCAAATCCTGCGGATACGTCCGCGCGGGACTCGACGCCATGAGCTGCACCCCGATCCGCTTGGACGCGCGTTTGGGAAAATGCTCCTCGGCCCAAGCCGTGTCTTCCGGCTTCACCGCATAGCTCAATTCCTTGCCCTCGGTCAGTTCCACCCCCGCCGCCTCGGCAAAGAGATCGACCGCGTGCCTCGACGGATCGACGGCAAACTCGATCACGCCCTCCAACCAGAACTCCCGGTCATAGGGCATGACCTCGGCCAAAATCATCGGATACCGCTTCCACTGCACCGCCACACCGGACAAAGCATCTTTGTAGTTGTCATGGCAACAGACAGTCACTTCGTTGCCCGCCGCCAAAAGCGTGCGAATGAGCGGCGTCAGAAAAAGAATATCCCCGAACCCACCGCTCCTCGTGATCAGCACCCGCTTGCCCGCTTCGCCTTGGAACAACTCACGATCACGGATCTTGCCCGCCGTGCCCATCATCATCAAATGGGCCAGCGTCGGGTCTTCCACCACGTAGCTGTTGCCGCCTGCAAACTGAATGCCGTGACCGGCGTAGTCACGCACCACCTCGACAATTCTGCCGGAGGGGGCTTTAGCCGTTGTTATTTGGGGAGGAGGAGGAAGCAGTGTTGGCATTGGTATTGGTTGGTTGCTTGGGTTGTTCCGGTCTTTGTTCCGGCACAAGGGCTTCGGCTTTGGCGCGAGGCACGCCATAGACCCAGACGAGGGATTGGATCGCGCTGGCGCGCTCCAGCTTGCCTTCGGCGTAGGCCGTCAAAACTTCGATCACCTGCGCTGCCGTTTTCTCTCCCGCTTGGCCGACATAGCCCGGAGGCGGTTCTGGCGCGGGTTCCGGCGGACTGTTGATCGCGGCGAGCAAGGCCGTGGCGTTTTGCATCGCCGGAACGACCAATTCGATCGGCACGGCGGATTCGGCTCCAACTTCCTGAAGTTCCTTCACCTCGCGGGCGCGCGTGCGGACGATCTCCATGTGCGAGGAACCATCCATCTCCTCGATCACCTTACCGCGCGTGATTAACCCGTTCTGCATCAGCATGATCTGCTCTTGCACGTAGTTGCCCGTATCCCCGGTCAGCCTCGCCCCAAAATTCCACGATCCCGAATTCCAGAGCGGATGCGGCGGCAGCGCGCCCATGGCAATCGCATTGTCCAGCACGGCGTCCTTCACTCGGTTCAGCACCCGATCGACCAACATCTGCTGCATCTGCGCGATGCTCCTCATGGCCTGCATCACCTCGATGCGCGCGGCGTGACCGCCAAGCAGGCCCATGTTATAGACAAAGCCGTAAGGCAGGTTCATGCCCAAGGCGATTTCGCGGATGAGCAGTTCGACAAACTGCATCAGGTTCCCGCTCGGTCGGCCCGTGCTGCCGGGGAAAGTGATCTCTTCGCCCTCTTGGAGCCTCTTGATCAGCCCCGGCTGAACATTGAAAGAACCCGGCCCGGACTCCGATCCCGGCTTGCGCGTCATCCAATCCATCCCCGCGTTCTTCAAACCATCGGGCCGCTTGATGAAACCGGCAAATGCCGCCGCAAACTTCATGGCGATTTTTTCAAATCCGAAAAGCTCGTGGATGTCCCGCGCGTGCGGCAAAGCCGGACTCAGCCAGCTTAATCCGTGGTATTGATCCACCCGTGTCGGACGATAAAGGTGAATAAACTGGTCTGGCGTGGCATCGAGTTCCTTGATGTATTGCGCCATCCGGGTGCGCTTGTAGATTTCATATCGCTGAATCCGCCCCAAATCGTCGATCACGATGCCGTTGATATTGTATTCATCGACGCTCCCTCTCGGCTCGTCGCCGCCGATCCGGTCGCCTTCGATCGACTGCAAACGCAGTTCGCCATCCACCGGCAGGATTAGCCACCCGTGCTCGCCGTCGCGCACCGTGGCGCGGAAACCAAGCTGCACCAACTCGGAGAAACGGAATCGGCCCGTCACATCCGCCCTGCTGCACCAATCGTGAAAATAGTTCTGGTATTGTTCGTCAAACTCGCTGTCGCCCGTGCGAGCCTGATAAGTGATCGCCCCACAAACGTATTGCGTCAGCTTCTCCAAAATCCCGCGCACGAAGCAGTAACGCTCCTCCATGTCGCGGGCTTCCCAAATTTGCTTGAGCCGGTCGCGGTTACGGCGACTCGTCTCGCTCGACGCATGGCGACTCTTCCCGCCACTGTCGCCCCGCTGCGTCCGCACCTCTTCGCCGCTCTCGAATTCCTTCAGAATCGAGCGACCCATCACCCGCGACATGGCATAACGCGGGGCGACCGAAGCAATCGCCCGGTCCATCCATGTCACTTTGTTTGTCTCTGGCACTCTTAAATCTCCAATTTCAAATTTGAAATCCTCAGAACCTCACCGCCGAAAAATCGGGAACCGCCGTGTTGTCGTTGTAGGAACCGGCATTACTCTGATGGAGCATTCGGATCGCCGCCTGAAGCCGGTCGCGGATCTCCCGCAGATCCTTCGTGTAGGACTTCGATCCCACCTGCTGCGACATCAGCGGAACCGCCAGCTTCTTCAGCCCCGCGATCTCCTCCTGCAACTCCGCCGTGGAGTAGGTGCTGTAAATCTCCTGCCAATCGGTCGTCGCCATAACTCGCTCCTGCCTGTCAATTCTTAAGGGAAATGCCGCGTTGCTGTGCCGCATCCAGAGTTGTCGCGGCCAAATTGAGCATGATCGAAATGCCTGCCTCCGCTTTTGCTACGGCCTCCGCAAGTTTTGGTTGATCGCGCGCCATGTCGCGCAAATCGCCGAAAGCGCCGATGATATCCTGAATCTCTTTTTCATACGGTTTCATAAAATTTGCCTCACCTTTCCAGCAATATCGTTTCGCCCTCCGGCCCGGTGCTGAAGATCGGCGCATAGCGATTCCGCTCCAGCCAATCGAAAACCTTGTCGTAGTGCGGATTGCTCTTCCAAATCTCGATACAGAGAAAACGCGGGCGGCTGATCATGCACGACAGCACGGGCCATTCCTGCCCCTCGCAATCCAACTGCATCGCCCCGATGTTGCCCGTGTCGAAATCGCCAAAGACGCGCACATCAACAAGAGTTCCCTCCCCGGCAGTAATCGGCGTAGGCGACCACTGGCTTTGCAAATACGAAGAGCCTCCGTTCAAAAAAAGAAGCTCCTGCGCGCGGCGGTCGGATACCGCACAGGCATGAATCGTCGCCGTGGGAAACTGTTCCTTGGCAATTTTGTGAAGCTCTGGATTCGGCTCAAAACCCATGAAATTGTCGCAGAGGTCGATGACCTGTGGCAGTGCCGCAATCTCCAGCGGCCCGATGCCGCATTCGCAGAAGGTATGCGGACGGTAGCGTGCCGTTTGCAAGACCCACCGCCAATCGACGAGCCACTTGTTTTGTTTTACTTCAGCCAAGGTCATAATCATACCCTCCGAAAATCGTGGCCGCGCGCCGCCGCCATATTGGCCATCGCAAACTCATAGGCTTCCCGTGTCGCCCACACTGCGGCCCACAGAACCATACATGGTGCCAAGAGATACCCGTTGCCTGTGACCCGGTGCTCGCGCAACGGCTCCAACTCCATCCGGTTCTTCTCCCACACCCGCATTCCTGTCCGCCGCTTGCTCGGAGACTCGCTACGCTCCGGCTTGCGCCACCCGAATCGCTTCGGCTTACCCAAAAATCTTTTCGGACCCATTAAATGTCGCGGCCATGTCAACTTGACAGCTACGCCTTTGAGTAAGACTTTCTTTTTATGGGCAAAAGCAGCAAACCAACCCCGCGCATCGACGCGCTCATGCGCCGGTTGGCCCGCCACCTCGCCGCCGCGCGCGGAAGGCAAACCCATCTCGCCCGGATCGTCTGCCCCCGCGATGTCAAAACGGGCATTATCCGCGTCTCCGAATGGATCCACCGCCGCAAAAATCCCAACGGCGAAACCACCCTGACCATCCAAGAATGGCTCGACGGGCGGGATTAGTCCTTCGCCTCGTCCAGCTTCCCCAGAGCATCCTTCATGCCCCGTTTCTCCCCCAGACAATAGGCCACCTGCGCCGTCAGGCCCAGCACGGCCAGCGCAACCATGATGCAACCGATGATCGCGCTCATTTCCGGCGTTTCGGCTTCGGCTTCTCCGCCTTGCTCGGCTTGTCCGCCTCGGCCATGACCTTGCGGTAGCCGGTTTTGCGGATCTTCCGCCCGTCTTCCCATACCTGAAAATCTTTCACCTCGATGTCGCCGGTCTTGATCCCCGGCGCGAGCACTTCACGCACCCGATCCGGCGAGCATTCCAGTTGCTCCGCGATCTCTTCCCGTGTGCTCCAGCCTTTCGGCCAAGAAAATGCCGCCTTGTTGATCCTGTTCACTTCGTTTTTCCAGTTCATAGAATGATCGGGGCGGTAATCGTGCGTCCGCGCTTGTGGTCGAACAGGAAATAGGTCTGTTGCGGCGGCTCAAACTGCGCCTTGATCGACAAAGCATAGGCATTGTAGCCGATCAACGACCCGTTGCTGCACCACTTGGGGTTCTGCTGCTGCTGATGCCAATGCCCAAACACATCAAGGTCGGCAGGCGTAGCCCGGTTCCAGTTGGCGACGGCCTTCTCGACCGGGATGGTCAAGCCACCCACCCCGCCCTGATAGCGGATATTATCCCCATGGTGAAACCGGATCACCTTGTCATAGAGCTTCACGAAATTGAAATACGAGTCGGCCACTTGGAACTCGACCGCCCCGCCAAAATCCCGCTGCGACAACACCTGATAAAGCAACCACTCGTAAGAATTGCGGTATCCCGTGGCATGACGCGGCTTTTTCGTCGTCCGTCCGTGATTGCCGAAGCAACACGGAACCAAAATGCGCTTGAAGTGCTTCTGCAATAGCCCGATCCCGGCCATCAGCCGCTCCTGCAACCAAAGAATTGTCTCAGTCGGACTCAGCGCGTTCGTCTCCATCAACTCCTCGTGGATGTAGCCGCTCATCAAATCGCCACCGAGGAACAGAACGCACGTGTCGATCTCCGAGCCACTGCGCTCAATGTCTGTCAACCGCACGACGCTATGGAAAAATTTGCTGATGCGTTGGTCGGCAATGGTCAGGTTATAGTCGTTCAGCCCGTTGACCGAGGCCGGTTCCACCGTCTCCTCGACGTGCCAATCCGAGGCCACCGCCACGGCCACCGCTTCGCTCTTGGCCGTCTTGCGAGCCTCCAGCACCTTGTTGGTCGGTGCGGATCTCAGTGCCTTGGTGACGCCAAGCTGGTCTTCCAACTCCATCACGGTCTTTTGATACCGCTCAACCTGCGCTTTATAGTCGGCAATGACGGATTTATGCGCGTGTTCACTCGCCGCGCGTGCGATCTGCCCCCACTCGTTCTTCCCACCCTTGGCTTTGGCTGCCATACGATTCTTCGTCGGTGTCAACCCGCCAACTTCCCAAATCTCGATTTTCTAACTGAAATCCCTTCATGGTCGGGCTTTTTTTCGCCATGGTCGGAAAATTACTTATTCATAAGTAAAAATCCGCTTTATGACATTCTTTCGCGCTCTGTTGCGCTTGCAAATTGCTATGCTTTGGCGTATCTTTTTAGGCTTATGCAGCAGAAAACGCATAAAAAGACACTCGGCACCAAAGCCGGATCCCGCGCGGGATGCACCGCGCAAAACGAGAGAACGCGCAGCGCGCAGCGCGCGGCCATTGTCCGCGCGCGCATTGCAGCAGGCAAAGCGGCGCAGAAAGCGGCGCAGGAATCGCCAGAAGCGGCGCAGGCAGCGGCGCAGGCAGCAGCGCAGGCAGCAGCGCGCCGCGCAGGCATTAACGCGCGGCGCATGGCGCGCGTCCTGCGCGTCCTGCGCGCGCAGGCAAACCGCGCAGCGCGCGCGGCGCAGGAAAAGCAGGCAGGAGGCCCCAAAGAATTCGGTGACCGATTCCTTCCCGAATTCGCGGAGGAATATTGCAGCGGCGCGCTTGCAGCATGGAGCAGCGGCGCAGCGCGCGCAGGCATCGCGCGCGCAGGTTACGAGCAGAGCAATCTGCTTTTTCAGAAGATGAGCAGCGCGCACGCGGATCCCGCGATCCTGCTTTCGCTGCCTGCTGAAATTCTGGCGCATGATGATGCAGAGCAATCTGCGCGCCTGCTGTCTGACATGCGCCGCGCGATCATCCTGCGCGCGCTGGAGATGCGCGCAGCGGCGCGCGCCGCGCATGATGCAGACTTGCATGATGCCGCGCGTCTTGTCGGAAAGAAAACGCGCGCACTCAACACTGCGCGCAGACAATACGCGCGAGACGCGCGGATTGTTCGTCGCGCTACGCTCTGCGCGCTCGCACGCTTGAAGGGTCAACCTTTCGAGTTTGCCATTGCGCGTGGTGTATCGCGCAGCGGCGCGCGCGGTGGCCGCGCGGCGGATGCTCGCACGCCTTGGCAGACAATGCTGGCGCAGCATGACGCTACGCGCGCGCGCCTTGGCCTGCCTGCGCTCACGCTGGCGCAGCGCAGCGCAGCGCGCGATTAAGCGCAGCGGCGCATCAGCAGCGGCGCGCAGAGCAATCTGCGCGCCGCTTTTCTTTGCCTTGCTCAATTTGATTTGACGCTATCAAATGCAGTAACGCATATACTATGGAAGGGGAATGAAAAATCCCGCGCACGCAAAACGCGCGCGCGCTGGATTTGATTTTCCCGCCCGTGATTGATCTTCGCGCGGATTCTCGCGCGGTCGCTTTTTTGCAAAAGTGATCTTGTTTCGGAAGTAGGCTCCCCCCCTCCACCAACCGCCGACCATGCGGGGGATGTGAGCCTACTTCCGAGGCAAGTTGCTGACTTGTCTCCGCTGGCCTGCCAGCCGGATCGTCTCCGGCAGGATAGGTTATCTTATCGGTTCGGTTCTCCGTCCGTTTCTTGGCGGAACCGCTCGCCTTCGGCGCGCGGCTCCCCGCCATTTCCGAAACCAACACAAAAGAACCAATGAAAAACCAAATCGTCGCATACGCGACCTTCAGCAAGCTCGGCATTGCCAAACTCACTGCCGAGTTCACCAACCGCGAGAACTCTCTCCGCCGGATCTTCAGCGAACTTGGCAAAGTCTTCACCGCCATGATTCCGCAAGTGCCGCGCGGTCAGACCATCACGGCCTACCTCAAGGAAAAGGGCATCTCGCAAGGCACGATATCCAACAGCCAATACGCGAGCAATGCCTTCGCCCTTGTCGTCAATGGTGTCATCAACGAGTCCCGCTACGATGAACTGACACTCCGCGAGTGCCAGACCATCAGCAAATACGGGGCCGAGAAAGCCACCGCAGCCTTCGCCAACCGCACAAAATGGCGGCTGGAGTTGGCTTCTCTGGAAAAATTCGGCATGACGCTCGCCGAGCACGCCGCCGACATCGCTGCCAAGGAGCAATCCAAGGCTACCGAGTCGTCTGCCTCTGCTCCCGCCGAGACGCCTGCCGAGACACCTGCCGAAACACCTGCCGAAACGGAGGCAGCACCCGAAGTCACGGCGACGCCGACCAGCACGCCCGCCGAGACTCCGGCCACGCCGGAAAACGTGGTCGCTATGCCGACCAACGCCGACCCGGCTTCGGTTCAGAGCGCACTGCAAGACCGCGCGCTTGTCCTCTTGGGCGAATTGGACTCCATCCTCGCCCAAGCCGCCGACAAGACGCCGATCCTCGATCTCATCGCTGCGATGGTCGAGATGCACGCGGCTCCCAAGGCCCGCAAACGCAAAGCGGCCTAACCGATGGATGGGTGAGGGTCACAACGACCCTCACCCATCCCCTTTTTTGCAAAAGTCACCGACCATGAAGTTTATCCTATGAAACGCTACAACCACAGCAACACCCGCGTCCGACTCGTCGAAGGCGCACCGATCACCGCGCGTTCCGTCACCCCCGACGAACGGCGCTTGGCGCGGCTCTCCATCTGCGTCACGCAAAGCCTCGGGCTTCCCAATGATCCCGACGCCGAAATCATCCTGCGCCTGCCCTCAACTCGCCGACCCGTGCGCGGCCCCCTCACCTTCCAACCCTTCTCCGCCCTCGCATGATTGCTCGCATCCTCCTCCATGTCTCTGTGGCCATCGTCAAGCCCTCCACTTGGCGCTGGCAACTCTCCGGCATCATCCGCGAATTCCTATGATCCTGCAAATTCCCCACGATGCGCGCTTCACCATGCGCGGAGCCTTGGCCGACCGCCTGACCCGCTTTTGGCCGATGCGCAACGCCACCGACCATCCGACCCGCACTGTCGCCCGCTCCAGCATCCGGCAGATCGTGCAAATGCTCCGACAGCTTCTTCCATGAAACGTCTCGTTCCCCACTTGTTTTACCTTCACGTCGTCACCGCGCCGCCGCGCCGACTCTCGTGGTGGCGGCGACTCTTGCGCCGCCGCCGTGTCGCGGCCATGCGGTTTTTCCCACACCGGGATTCCGACTAAACCACTTTTTTGCAAAAGCAATTTGTGCATGGGCCGCGCCACCACCTTCGGCGCGTTTGCACAAGGGCTACCCTCCGGTGGGGGGGGTAGCCCACCTCTTTCCGCCGCACGGATCGTGTTCGCCGTGCGGCCTCAACTGACAACCGAACACAGGAGAAACCAGCTATGCACGCCATGATCAAAGACGGCAACCTCGTCGTCACCATCCCCGTAGGCACGCCGCGCCCCTCGGCCAGCGGCAAAACCCTCGTCGTCGCCACCAGTGGCGGCAACGTCGTCACCAACGCCCTCGTCAACGGCAAGGCCGTGACCATCGGCCTCAACGCCTACATCAAGCCCTAACCGGATTGCCGGTGGGGGGACACCACGCCCTCCACCGGCACACTTTTTTGCAAAAGCTGATGAAAGCAACCCGCGCGATGCTCGAAAGCCTCGTCGCTATTGCCGATCACGGGCCGCTGGCAAAGCCGCTCACCCTCAAGCACCTGCAAGCCACCTTGGACATCCAAGACTTCTACTCCGGCATTCGCTACCGCTACTACCCGATCTTCGACCAGAGCACATTGCAATTTTCCGGTTGGTGCATCGCCGACCGCCCTTAACCACAACTCCAAATGAACGACATCCAATCCCGCGTCCTCATCGTCAAGCCCTCCGTCTCGATGGTCGGCAAGTCAAAGACCGACAAGAAACTCACCGAAGAGGTGAAAGACAACCACGACCTCGGCAAAGAAGCAGGTCAGTGGGTCACAAAGCTGTGGCCTCCCAGCTTCATTACGCCCTTCACCAAGCTGTGCAGCGAGGCGATCAACGCCGAGAACAGCTTCCACAAACGCCACACTGTCATCTCGCAATTCGGCTACCTCCTACCGACCTCGCGCTTCGAGGAATACCGCGCCTACTTCGACCGCTTCGAGTCCCGCTTCAACGCTCTGGCCGACGACTTCGCCCTGCGTTACGACGAAGTGCTCGAAAAAGCACGCATCATCCACAATGGCGAATTCCGCGCGGAAAACTACCCGCTGCCGAGCGAGATCCGCAGCAAGTTCAGCTTCACCCTGTTCACCGCGCCGGTTCCCCGCACCACCGACCTCGCCGTGTCCTACCTCGATGATGTTCGCATCGAGCAGATCCGCGCCGACATCGAGCGCAACGTGAACCGCGCCGCCACCCAAGCCAGCGAGCAGGTGATGACCCGCGTGCTCGATTGCGTCCACCGCATCGCCTCCAAGCTCTCCGACCCCGACGCCATCTTCCGCGACACCCTCATCGGCAACCTGCGCGACATCCTCGTCATCGCTCCCGAACTCAACATCGCCAACAACCCCCGCATCACCGAACTCATCCACAACTGCCAAACCCACCTGATGCGCGACGCCGAAACCCTGCGCCAAAACAAGTTCACCCGCCAAACCACCGCCGCCGCCGCCCGCAACATAGCTGACAGCTTCGGTGCAATGGGTGCCCGCAAACTCGCTGCTTAACCACTTTTTCAGACATCCGGCCATCGCCGGAGGCAAACCCGTGTCGCGCGTATATCGGCTGCGGACAGACCCCGAGCAGGGATTCTGATTATGTCCCGCAAAAAGCGCGCTGTCTGAAATCTCCAATCTCCAATCTCAAATCCACTATGATAGATCCACCCTATGCCGTCATCGACGACGAGAAATACATTCGGTCCATCATGAAAGCGATGGGCTTCCCTGACAGCATTTTCGACCCGCCAACCAAAGGCAACCGGGTCGTCGCGCTGTTCGTCCTGCCCGCCATCGACGGCATCACGCCCAAGCGGTATGCCTGTTTTCTTGGCGAGCACTTCCACACCAACCCCGACGACAATGGCTACATCCTCTCCAGCCTCTCCAGCACAGTCTTCACCGCCCAAGAAGCCGCCGAGTTCTATGCCCGTGCCCTCCATGAAACCAACCCGATCAATGACGACAAAATGCCCGATGCCCCGCCAGCACACATTGTCAGTCGCAACTGACGGCACGATGCGCTGCCTCTGGAACGAGGACATCCCGCTGGCCGATCTCGGTCGCCTCTCCATCGAGCGCGCCAGCACCATCGAGTTCGCCCACGAGTCGCAGTGCTGGCAAGTCATCATCAACGACGAAACCGCTTATTCCCATCCCTCCCGCGATGCCTGCCTCGCGTGGGAGCACCAACATTTCAACGCCCTTCTCGACCAATGAAAATGAAATACATCATCGAAGCACCATCTGGTGCGAGATACGGAAACTGCCTTCTCGGAGAAGGCGTTACCGAACAAGAAGCATGGCTTGATGCCTATGGACCCAAACCATGGACTCCATACGTCAGGAAGTGCGCGCGGCAAGCATGGGCACGCCAAGTCAGCGAAGCCGAACTGACTGATCTCAGGTGGCCCCAATAAACCCTAAACCATCAACCCTCAACTAATCATATGTCACACTGGACAACTGTTAGCTGCGAGTTCCGCGACCAGAAAGCCCTCGAAGCCGCCTGCCGCGAACTCGCCCTTCCCATCCAAGCCAACGCCATTGCGCGTGGCTACGGATCGCAAACCCTCAAGGCCGATATGGTCATCAAATGCCCCGGCCCCTACGACATCGCCGTCAAGCGCAACACCGATGGCACGCTCGGCCTCACCACCGATTGGTGGAACGGCCACGTCGCCAAAGTTGTCGGCAAGGACTTCGCCAAGCTCAAGCAGCTTTACGCCGTCCACCGCGCCACCGCCGCTTGCCGCGCCAAAGGCTACTCCGTAGCCCGCGTCACCAAGCAAGACGGCTCCATCAACCTCGCCGTCACCGGATCCTTTAACTAACCATGAAATCGCTCCTCATCACCATCACGCCGACCGGCGAAGTCTCCATCGAAGCCACCGGCTTCAAGGGCAATTCCTGCGAGAAAGCCACCAAGGCCATCGAAGCCGCCTTGGGCACAGTCACCACCCGCAAGAAAAAGCCCGAATACCACACCCTCAACACCGGCTCGGCCACCCAATCGGCATGAAAACCTTCTGCCTATCCGTCCAGCGCACTCGCACCATCGTCAATGACGTTTATATCGAGGCCAAGTCGCGCAAAGCCGCAGAGAAGTATTTCCACGACCAACTGAAGACCGGCGATCCCGATTGGTATGACGAGGCATCGTGGGGCGAAGTGGAATATTACTGCTACGACAAATCACCCATCCTGTCCTATGACTACGAGATTATCGGGATCGAAGAAAGATAAACCAATGAGAAACATTATGTTTGATCTGGCTGCAACCATCAACACCGAGAAGGAGTTCGAGGAATTGACTGTCCCCGAGCTTGTCGATGCCGTCCGCAAACGGCTGCACGACATCCTGCGGGAGAATACGCCCGAGGCATTCGGGTATTGCGACGAATATGATCACTCTGACTACCAACTGAAAACTGCCAACTCACCAACCAATGCAATCCATAACCCATAAAATCCCCGCCGAACCCGACGATTACCAGATTATCGGGATCGAGGAAGAAGTGAGCGTATGAACAAAGCATATCAACCCAAGACCGGTCAGAAATGTAGCTGCCGCAAGGGGATCGAGCGCGATAACTGCCCTCAATGCGAAGGCACCGGAATGTGCATCGACTTCCGCGCCATCCGCGCCCGCATCAAGATCAAAGAAAACCCAACCAATGCAATCCATAACCCATAAAATCCGCGCCGGTTATCCCGGCATCTACCTCACCTCGTTCGAGGAGCAACGCGCCGAGTCCATGATTCGCGGCGTGGCCGACCAACTGGAGTATGCCCTCCATGCTTGGTCTTGCACCGCCGGACGCATCGACGTTCGCACCGGAGCCGCCTTCGGCGAGCAAGATCCCACCGAAGTTCTCGCCGCCATCCACGGGCTGCCCGAGAAAACCATCCTCCTCCTGCGCGACTTCCATCTCGTGCTGGCCGAGCCAAACCCGATCATCTACCGCATGGTCAAAGACGCTTGCCTCCACGCCAAGACCGCGCAGAAGACCATCATCATCCTCTCGCCCTTCTTCAAGCTGCCCGAGGAATTGTCGAAGCTGTTCGTGGTCGAAGAATTCCAACTCCCGAAGCGCGAGGAATTGCAGAGCCTTCTCACCACCTTCTGCGAATCGACCGGAAAGCCGATGCCCGAAGGCGATGCCCTCGATGCCGTGCTCGATGCCTCCGTGGGCCTCATCACGACCGAGGCCGAGGACGCCTACGCCCTCTCCGTCGTCGAATCCGGCCTATTCTCGCCAACCATCATCTCCCGCGAGAAAGCCGCCGCCGTGAAGAAGAACGGCCTGCTCGAAATCATAGATAACCCCACTCACATCGACCAAATCGGCGGGCTGGAAAACCTCAAATCCGACCTCCTCTCCTCCCGCATCGCCTTTACACGCAAAGCGAGCCAACGCGGCATACCATCACCGCGCGGCATCCTCTGCGTTGGCCAAGGTGGGACCGGCAAATCTCTCACCGCTCACGCTTGCGGCAGCATCTTCGGCATCCCCGGACTCCGCCTGCCAGCCGACAACCTTTTCGGCTCACTCGTCGGACAATCCGAGGCCAACTGGCGTTCTGCCTTCTCGGCGGCGCGCGCTATCGCTCCGTGCGTCCTCTGGATCGACGAGGCCGATGGCCTCTTCTCCGGCGCGCGGTCTTCCGGTTCGACAGATGGCGGCACGACCAACCGCGTCGTGAAAACCATCATGCAAGATATGCAATTCAACAGCGAAGGCATATTTTTCGTCTTCACCGCCAACGACATCGACGGATTCCCTGATGCCCTCATCGACCGACTCGACGTTTGGGCCGTGGATCTGCCCACCACGCCGGAACGCGACGCCATCTGGCGCATCCATATTCCCAAAAAGCGCCGACCCGATCAGCAATCGTTTCACGACCCTGACGCCTTCGACATTGCCGCATTCGCTGAAGCATCCGCAGGCTTTTCCGGTCGCCAAATCGAGCAGATATGGATCAAGGCTCTTAAAGACGCATACAACGACGGCGGACGCGAACCAAACTCCGCTGACGTTCTCGCCGCCATCGCCGCCACCACCCCGACCAGCGTGACCATGGCCGAAGCCATCGAAGCCCGCCGCCGCCGACTTTCCGGCAAGGCCAAACCGGCCTCCCACCCCGAAACCGCAAAACCCAACAACAACAAACGCAAGATCAACGCATAATATGGCACTACACTGGAACATCACGAACTGTAAGGACTCCGCATCCCTGCAAACCGACGAGGAATGGCCCATCACCAACGCCCTCATCTGGCAAACCATGTCTGTAGGCATCCGCGACATCAACGAGAAGACGATCCCCGAGTTCTACGCTCGCCTCTGTGTCTGGCAGAGCATCGTGGGACCGATGTTTTACGAGGAGGACGAGAACGGCAGGCCGACCGAGCGCGGCGTGACCCTCGATGACCTCCGCAAGCGCATCGGCCTGCACACCAATGCCAGCAGCATGACCCGCGCCGAGTGGCGCAAGAATCTCGCCGCCTACTTCGACCGCAAGGCCGACGACTACAAACACCGCGCCGAACAAACAGAACAACTCCAAGCCGCCTAACCCAAAACTTCCAGCCTACCCTTGTAGCGGCGGTCTATGACCGCCGCTTCCTTTTCCTATGAAGATACGAAACCTCACAGAGTTCCTCGCCCATGTCGGCGGGGACAATGCCTACCAAGCCGGTCGAGGCCTGTATAAATACACGGACTGCGGCCCGTGGATCACCTACCTCGTTGAAGAGACGCCGGAACGTGCCGTCACCTTGGCCGTTACAGTTCGGCTCAAGGACGGCAAGCTACACGCCCAGTTCGAGGAGTCGGCGTTCGACTACGAGAACGAACACGAAGCAGAGGCGTTGAGCCTCCTTGGGTTCAATGCGGACGGGTCGCCCCGCAACGGCGACAAGATCGGACGCACCCTCGCCGCCTATCGCCGGACGATCGAGGCATTTATCAAACGCGACGATACCGATCCAGCGACTATCGGAGACATCACCAACCCTTACACGTTGAAGCTGCACCCGGAACTACCGCATGACCTCGGCGCGAAGCGCGCTCGCAAGAGCGTCTTCATCACACTGAACCGGATCGAGAAACCCACCTATCGTGAGGTCTGCTACGAGTCCGACGAGGCCAATACGCTCACCGAATGCATCGGCATCAAGATGGGCAGCATCGTCGAAGGCAGTGAGGCTTACGTCGATCGCGAGCCGATGATGTTCCCGTTCACGGGTAAGGAGTTCGACGCATACGTCCAGAGCATCGACGACGAGGCCAGCTTCTATTGGAAGCGCGACAATCTCGACCACTACATGGTGAGGCAGGGCAACAAAGAATACTGCGTCACCTCCGGCTGGGGCGAGGAACTCAAGCTGCCCAAGAAACTGCGGGAGACAGTCACCGCATTTCTCCAGAACAACGAACTGGAAGAAGGACAATCCATAACCATCCCGTCCACAAAGATCGAGATTGAGAAACTCTCGACCGGTGAATGGGGCTACTACTAACACCTTTATGAAAACCGCAACCAACCCGCACAACATGACCAAGGCCGAACTCCGGCAATGGGCCATCAACCTCTGCAACGATTGGAACTGGAACGCAGGCATAATGGAGATTGCCAAGGAACTCCAAGATCAAGGCATCCACACGGAAAGCCGTGAATTCGAGGTGCTGACCAAGGAATTCAACAAGTTCTTCAAGAAGCCCGAAATGCCCTGCATCGAGGCGGTCAAACACATCCTCGAATACAGCGAATGACTTGCCTCTGCGGTAATCCGCTCGAAGAAGGGCGCGCTGCCCTCGGATTGCCGACTTGCCTGCCCTGCGCGCAATCGCGCCCTGTGCCGAAGTATCGCGGGGCCATGATCTACGGACACAAGACCGCCGCCTCGATCCAACTCATGCGGCCCGACGAATTCAAGACGTTCAAGAAACTTTCCAACCGCCGGGGCCAAAGCAGCGTCCTCCGCAACGTCATCGTGGCCAATGGCAGAGCTTTATGAAAACCGAAACCGAACCAACACAATGACCATACTCAACCAACCCTGTCCCGAATGCGGACGTGAAGATGGCGGCAAGTGGAAATATCCCTGCCCTTCCGACGACTGCGTTCTGCACGGCAATCGCGCAGACCGCGCTTTCACTCATGTCGAGGAAAGTAACAACAACTGCTCCTTCCTTTGCAATGAGGATGGATTGGACATTGCCACGCTACATCGGGTTCGTCCCGATGAAGTCTCCGACACCGATCATAAGGCTGCTTGCCTGTCCGACAAGGGGTGGCAAGCGACAGTCAACTTGGTCGCTGCTGCTCCGGCCATGCTCGAACTTCTTCTTGAAGCATCAGCGCCGCTCGGCATCGGCCCCTCATTTCCGCAATGGCGCGAGCGTGTTCTCGCCGTGACCTCCAGAGCTTCAGCATGAAAAAATACCCAACTGTAGGAGTCTACACCCGCACACATCGCTTCCATGCGTGGCGTTTTGAGCAGCAATGCGGCCCAGAGTCGGCGGAGATCGCCCGACAACTGAATGAAAGCTGGGGCGGCGTCGAAACCCTGATCGTGCCACCTGTGAATGGACAATTTCAGGTCTGGCTCTGCGCCACAATGGAACAAGAAGATGGCATTCTCCCATGAAACTACACACCGCCAACTACAACCTGCACAACCATCCCGCCTTTCGCTTCCCGAAGGAATACAGCCAGCGGGTCTATGAAGTCATGGACCGCTACTGCTGCGACCACTCGGACGCGGAAGGCATCGTCGAAGTCGAATACGCCGAACTCGGCTACATCCCCAAGCCATCCTTGTGAGATACAAACCCATCATCCAGTTTCACCCGCTTATGTCTGACCGCATGGCGGAAACTGCCGCGCTGGTCGCCCTTGGCTACGTCAACAAGGAAATCGCCGACCAGATGAATCTCAGCATCAAGACTGTGGAGAAGTTTCGCCAGATGATTCACGACCGCTTCGGCGCGCGCAACACCGCCGACATCACCCGCATCGCCATCAAACTAAACCTGATCGACCTCGATCTCTCAACACCAATACCTCCCTATGACTGAACCCTATAACGAACTATTTTGGACAAAACAGGCGGAGAATGTGCTGCTCGGACGCACCATCGCTAAAGTCCGCTACATGACCGAAGCGGAACGTAATGAACAAATCTGGTCGCACCGCGCGATCGTTCTCGAACTCGACAATGGGGTGCTCGTTTATCCCTCAAGTGACGACGAAGGCAACGAGGCCGGAATCCTGCTTACTTCGCTCGACCAGTGGAACGGAACCAACTTCGGAATACCCACTCTATGACCACCACCCCCTACTTCACCAACCCCAACGCCATGAAGTCGCTCGGCAAGCGGCTGTTCAAGGTGGCTGTTGACCTGTCGCAGGACTACCGCGCTACAAAAAAGCAGATCGCTGAACTGGTCAGAGCGGCAAAGGGACGCAAGAACATCCCTATCAAAGTCGCGGTCGAGGAGATCCACCAGTTGCGGAAGGATATGCGAAAAGCCCGAAGTCAGCGGAGCTATCGCAAGGCCGGAAAGACGGCGATTGTGGCATCTTTTTACTATAAGAGGACATACTACACTCCTGCCGACACGTATCGGTATCATTGGACTTCCCACGAACCACTGGCCGAGCGGCTGGACAAATACAAAAGGGAACAGAAACGAAAGCTGGCCGATCGTGTCGGCGGAGGTTTTACGCGCGGCGGTCGTGATCGACATCACTTAGAATTCACTTACACCGACGATCCCTCGCAGGTGACTTTTCAAGGAACACGCTCCCAGCACGCTCATTCTTGGAACTGGAAGTGGATCGAGACGCACTCCCATTGGAAAATTGTCTTGCCGCACGATTGGAACGAACGGGTCTTTCCCATGCACCTACACCTACAACGTGAGATGGGTTACTCGCAGATAGCACTGCTCGATCACAAAAAGATTTACAGTGGTGAAATCAAATCGGCGCACTACCGCCGCGCCATTCGTGGGACTGGAGTTCGCGTATGGGAAGAACACTACGCGGCCAAGGTGGCAAAGCAGGGGCGGGGATTCCGTATCACCACCGAAGACGGAATCATCGTGCGGCGGGTTTATGCGGCGGCAAACAGGGGGACGAGCCTGACCTACGGCGCGGACCTCCGAGAAGCCGTGACCAAAGCCAACAACAAGTGCCCGCTGATGCAAGATTATCGCCGCAACCAACAGGCCTTGCGGACCCACGATCTTCTGGAAGCTCTCGAAACACTCAAGCTCGTGCAAAGCGGCCACCGCTCCGTCCACAATCTCACTGCGACGGAAAAACTTGACCTCATGCGGGTGGTGCAAGATCAAATCGCCACCGCCCAGAAACGCACCGCGACTTTCGGCGGGATCGGCCAGCGCGCCATCCATGCCGATGCTGCATAATATGTCACTTCCCAAATTCCTCTACTCCGAACACTTCAACGACGATGGTTCGGTGCGTGAATTCGTGATTCACAACCATTGGCCGCGCTTCATCATGGAGTTTATCGACGGACAAGGAGCGCCGCAGTTTCTCGACCCTGAAAGCCAAGTGATCGCCCTCGAACTTGAAGCGGGACGCGCACCCGCCGTGCTCATTTCCCGCCTCATGCGTGAGGCCGGTGAGTTCTTCTCCGAACATTGTCTTTGAGCCTTTGTGCTGCTGCATAGCGCACACCCTCGCGCCCTGCCGTGTGGCAGTGGCGCGGGGGTAACTCCCTGACTGTCTTTCCGCAACGCGATCGGTGTTCGTCGCGTTGCCTCCTGTCCAACCGAACACAGAAAGCAAAGTCCAACTATGGCAACTGCAACAACTCCGGCCAAAACCGGAATCAAGAAACTCAACCTCGGCTCTATCGCCCAGAAGTCGGAGAAATCGGCCAAAGCCTATCCGGTCATCCCCGACAACGAAGGCGAAGTGGCGCTCCTGGTCGATTCCATCCTCCAGCGAAGCCGCGAAGTCGAAGCCCTCGAAGGCGCGCTGAATATCGACAAGGCGCAACTGACCAGTATCGCCAAGCAGCACTACTTCGACACCAACTCCGGCAAGACCGCCATCCCCTCCAGCGTGTCGGCCCGCAGCGGTGACAAGGAAGTGCTCGTCACCCTGCAAAACCGCTACAAGGGAACCAACGACGATGCCGCCATCGCCAAGGCCATCGGTGACGATGCAGCCGCGCAATACTTCCGGCAATCCTTCGAGTTGCGGGTCAACGGCGATGCCATTCCCGAAGATGCCGCCGATACCCTCATCGCCGAGATGCAGGAACTCTTCGCCAAGCACAATGCGAGCGAAGCCCTCACCGCCAAGGCGATCATCAAACCGACCAAGGAGTTCCACACCGCACGGCACACCGCGTTCGACAAGGACACCAACATCGAACTCGACCGCCTCGTGCCGCTCGTGGCCATGGTCAAGACCAAGACGAAAGAATGACGATGGGAGCCGAATTCAACTACCGGCTCTTTGCCGACAAGCTGGGCAAGGATACCATCGTCAGGCAGTGGGACGCTCTGTGCGAGCAGTCTCGATACGAAAGCGGCCATTCCTACTCCGGCTGCATCGGGATGCTCAAAGGCAAGCCACGATGGAACGATGCCATGCTGGCCACTGAACACGAAGCGCGCGAGGTCGTCGCCGACCGGCACGAAAAGTGGGAAGCACCCTTGGCTGTTTCCTACAACGAAAACGGCCAGAAATTCTGGCTCATCGGAGGATGGTGCTCGTCATGAACGAACAAACACCCGGACCTTGGGAAGCCAATCTGTATCGCGTCTTCTCCAAAACCAAACGTATCGCTGAAGTAGAAACCGCAAGGTGCAATCACGCGGAAATCATGGCTAATGCCCACCTTATCGCCGCCGCACCCGAAATGCTCGAAGCGTTGCGTTATGTCGTTCGCTGGCATCGAGACAATGACAGCGGGGAGGGCGAATTGTATGGCCGCGATTACGTAACAACTTGCATAGGCGCACTTCGCAAAGCCCTGCCACTCGCCACAAATCACTCGTCACTCGTCACATCCCCATGATCACCTACCCTGCCCGCCCGATCAGCGGCGGACGGCTGGATCTTGCTCCACCCAAGCGCGGCGATTGGGCGGTGGAGCCGAAGTTCAATGGTTGGCGCGTGCTCGTTCACGCGCCAACCGGAACGGCCTACAACCGGCACGGCAAACCGCTCTCCATCCGTGAGGAGTTCTGCCACGCCTGCGCAACTCTGCGCTGCGCTTGGGAACGCGATCCTCGTCTGGAATGGATCGACTGCGAGGGGCTGGAACGACGCCATGGCCTCGGCAAAGGTGCGCTGGTCGTGCTCGATGTGGTCAGCGAGGAAACTTACAGCGCGCGTCGAAGCATACTGGAGGAGGCATTTGACATCACGCTGCACAATGAACCGATGTTCCCCCTCGATGTGCGGCTCACCCCGAACTTTCTCCTCGAAGACGCCACCCGCATTTACGGGGAACTGCGCCAACTCAACGACCTGTGGAAAGTTCCCTACTACGAAGGCGTCGTGATGAAAGAACGCCACAGCACTTACCCCATACAAACCCGCTCTCCCGATGAAACCACACCACACTGGATCAAACACCGCTGGCGTTAGCGACCGCATCAAGTCGCTGCTCAACTACCACACCGACCTCGCCAAGTTCGCCGTGAATGACGAACTGCCGGTCTTCTGGGTGCTCGACCTCGAAGACGAGAAGGCCGTCAACGTGGCCCTCGGCTTCAAGGAGCGCGAGGAATTGATAGCCATGCGCAACAAGGAACGCGAGGCCGGAAGGATCGCCGCCCTGACCATCACCAGCCCGATGCAATTCCTCAACCTCTATCGGCAAGAAGTGCAAGGCAACGCTGCCATGCCCGATCCCGGCCATGACCACCTCTACCTCGTCCTCTGCTCGGAGGAGCGATTCATGGTGGCCAAGATGCCGCGCCTCACAATCAAATGAAAAAAATGAAAACTACCAAGATCCAGATCGAGATTCATTGGAGAACGGAATCCGATGCTGAAGATGCGTTACGAGAAGCTGTCAGCAAAATTGAAGATGGCTACCACAGTGGATTCGATAGCAACGATGACGGCTCTTACAGCTTCGAGGTAAGCGGCGATTATCTGTGAAATCCCGCAAAGAAACGCGCTTAAAACCTTGCCCCGAGTGCGGGGCGCGCGAAGGCGAATACTGCCGCCGTCACAACGGACGCCGCCGCTTTAGCTGCCATGCCGCAAGACACCTTTATGTCGAACATGACAAACCAAGCCGCCGTAAAACGGCGCGCTCTTGAAGTAGCACAGCAACGCGCGTGGAAACCCACCCGCGTCGCCAAATCGTTCCTCGATCGCATCGAGGCCCAAACCCGCGCGGCCATCGTCCGCGAAACCCAAGCCCACCCCTCCAAAGGAAAGACCCTGACATGAACAAATACGGACACCTGACCAAGAAAGAGCAACGCGACGCTGCTGTAGAACTCCTCGATTCCATGCGCGGTCGCTACATCATGGGCCAAGCCTTGGCCCTCGCTCACCGGCAACTAATCGACACCGAGCCAAGCAATGCCGCCGATATGGAATTGCTCGGCTTTCAATTCTTCGAGCCGTGGTTCAGCGCCGCGCTGCTCGTGAGCGAACCGGAGGCAGTCATCGAATAACTTATGACAAACACCCAACTGACCCTGATCACCAAGGCCGTCGATCCCAACCCGACGCTGGCCTTCCTCAAGAACGTGCTGGTGCGACCGGCACATGACCACGTAACGCTGACCGCGATCAACATGACAAAATCATGGGGCACGATCAGCGTGGCCATCCCCTGCCAACCCACCCGCAAGGAGAACTATGCCATCGCCATCGGCGATCTCAAACACCACATCAAGGCCAAGAGCTGCGATCCCTTCGCACCCATCACGCCGATCAGCAAGGAGGATACCGCCGAACTGATCAAGTGTCTGGGCGAAGGCGCATCCGCGACGGAGTTCCCGCCCACGGCGGCAGAGTATCCGGCGCAAGCCATGCTCGATGCGGAGTTTGCCATCTCCAAGGATGAAACCCGCTACGTGCTTAACGGCACATTGCTCGACGAGACGGGTAACATTGTCTCGACCAACGGGCGATGCCTCTATGTCTCCGAGGGCCACAAGCCGGTCAACGACAAGCCGCTCATCGTGCCTGACTCGAAGCTGATGCGAGCCTTCCACCGCACTGCCGTCAAGAACGAGAACAACTTCATCCAAGTGACCGAGAAGAAAGGGGAGACTTACCTGCGTCTACGCACTTACGGCAATGGAGTGAATGCCACCTACGTCACCAAGACTGTCGCGGGGCACTACCCGAACTGGCAGCAGGTGATACCCAAGCAGGCCGAAATCACAGTGCAATTCACCCCGCAGCACATGATTGAGGCGATCGACTCTCTGCCCTTCCACCTGATCAATGACAAGGGCATGGCATCGAAATGCAAGACGTTCACCTTCCGTGTCCGCAAGGGGGTGTCACAGATCGTGATGTCTCCTCTCGATGGACCGGAACACGCCCGCAACATCTTCTGCATCACGGACGGAACCATGGACATCTCCTTCAACGCCGACTATCTGCGCCCTGCGCTGGAGGCCGGATTCAACACGATGCAGGGCATCGACGAGATTTCGCCGGGTCTGTTCACCAAAACGGACGACCCGCACAACGCACGATTCGTCCTCATGCCAATGAGGACGGCACAACCCGCACAAGCCAAAGCCGCATGAACAAGGAAGACCGCGACCGCCTCATCTGGCAGGCGCTCACCCTCGCCGCCGATGCCATCCTCTCGCTCCAGTGTGTGCAGGATCAGCTCAACGAACTCCTACGAACCTTCGAGTTCGCCGAAATGAAACCCACGAGCAACCTCAAATCCAAGGGCAACCTGAAGCGCAAGACGGCTTGATTCCGTCTTCCCGAAACTGAACACTGACATCATGCGTGTCCTCGCACCGCTCGAACCCGTAGTCACCGCCGATGGCGAATTGAAGCGCGGCAAGGTGGAGATGGACGGGCAAACCCTGCGGGTGGATTGCGCCACGGACAACTCGTGGGTCAGCCTCCACGATGAATCGCTGGGCGATCCGCTGGCCTACGATGTGCTCATACCGGAGAGCGGAACCCTGCGCGCCGACCAGCCGACGCTGACCTTCGCGTGGACGCCGGAGCACTTCGCATGGTTGCAGGGCTACATCGACCCGCCGCCGCCGGAGCCGAAACCCGAGCCGATGCTCTTTATCCGGCGACCGGCACAGGGCTTCGTCCCGCCAACCGGCGAAGACGCCGCTCCAACGCCTCTGCCGATCATGCCTCAAACCCAAGTCAACGAGGGCACGCGATACCTGTATTACGGCTTGATCTACTTGGTGCTCGGCCTGATCTGCTGGAACACGGAGTATTCGCTCGTCCGCTTGATGGGAGGATTCTTCCTCCTCACGGCCATGCGAATGCTCTACGAGGGACGCACGCTGGCCAAACAAATCTGCCTGATGATCTACGGCAAAATCAAACAACGCTTATGAACGAACCAAACCCAACACCCAAGAAACGAAAAACCATCGAGGAGTCGTGGCAAGAAGGCCGCGACAACCTCATCAACATCCTCATCGAGCACCGCCGCGCCGTCGAACGAATGGCGATCGAACAGAAGATCGAAAAAAGCGACCGCGCGGCGATCCTCGCCTGCGCCACCTTCGCCTACTACGAACTGATGCGCGGAGCGAAGGAGAGGAGGGGGAAGTGAACGATTACCTCTGCATCCGCGCTTGGGAAAAAATGATGGGAAGCCCGGACTGCGAACATAAGGTCGAACGTGCCATTGCTACTGACGCGCCGCACGATGCAATCTATGAACGCTGGGAGGGCGGAACGCCTACTGGCCAATGGGAGTTGCTGCGGGCTGTCACCGATCCGCACACGCGAGCTTACTTCGAAGACAATTATCCAGAGCTTCTGTCCCATTCTGAAATCTCATGAAAAAAATGAAAGACAGAAACCAACTCGTTGAGGATACGATCACGGCCTTGGAGAAGATCACTGAAGGAAATGTAACCAATGCGATCAATGCCGCACTCTACTCCGCCGCGAGCTTGGCCAAGGTGGAGGGCATCAGCCGCGCCGTCTTCGAGCAAGGCGCAGCGGCCACCTTCGATAATGTCTTCGGACGAACGAAGAATCTGAATTAGCGCAAACCGCGCCGCTCACAAAAAAACCCCGCATGGGAAAACCCGTGCGGGGATTTTTTTTGGCTTTTTTTCAGCCACGCTCTGAAGCGTTTTGCCGGATGATTACTCTTCGTCAACCTCAAGACCGGTAGCGGTCAGGTTGAAGGTCATCGTGTAGGTCGCAGTGAAATTGCCGGTGGCCGGATCAACTTGGCCATAGGAGCGCTGCAAACGCATTTTCGATGAACGGTTGGCGGCGGCAAGACCGTTGTAAATTGAACAGAGTTTGTCGACGATCGCCCAGATCATCTTGCGGGAATCGCCGGTCGCGGCGTCGGTCTCAGCGGCGTTAGTATCAGGAAAGGCGCTGAGCGGGATGCTCATGGTGGTGCCATTCTCGGAATACGACGTGCCGAAAAACAAAGTAGGTGCCGGATTAAAAGCCATAATACTTCTGCCGCAGTGTCAACTTGGCTCCAAGCTCAAGGCTTGCTGGGCGTTGGCGTATTTCTCGTGGTCTTCCTGTATGATGCCGCAGCACAGGGCATCGACAACCTGCATGGCCTCGCAGTCCAACAAGTGGTTGGCTTTGCGGATTTGCTTCCAGACCACGGTGTAGCGCCCGGTGCGCGGATTCTGCCGCATGATCTTCATCTCGGCATTGAGGTGGCGGGTGTATTCCTGCGGGATATCGCCATGGACGTGCCAGCGCCTCGGCTCGGCATGGCGCACGACGGCAAGAATGTCTTTGATCGGATCGTTGGCCCAGAAAACATAGCGCGCGCGAGGATTCTGCTCGCTGGCATAGACCGTGCCCAAGTGCGGATCGCGCCACTGGACCGGCGAAACCAGCTTTTGCACCCGATAGCCGTTGCCGAGGGCATGGACAAAACCCTTCTTGTCGCTGCCCCATGCGCCGCGCCAATCCCTGTCCACCATCCATTTGCAGACCAAGTTGGTCTGGTCGGCCACGTCGATCATAACGTGATTGGGCTGCACGGCATACTTTTGCTGGAGAACGTCAAGCTGCTCGATGGTTTCGACAAATCCGGCCCAGACCAGCCAGCTTTCCCCAGACTTCGCCCAGGTGCGAACCACCGCCCAGAAGCCCGGACGCTGAACGTCCACTGTCATAAGGGCTACGCGGTCCCGCTGGATCTCCGCGACCAGATACGGCTCGGTCACAACCGGCGTGTCGTCGTAGGCATTTTCCCCGTCGAAGGGTTCCGCGAGGGTGGAGTTGATGAAGTTCTGCCGACCATCGACTGTCGTTTTGCTCTGGAGCCATTTCACGGCCAAGGAACCGAATCGGGTCTGCTTCCACGGAGCGTAAAGGGCATTGAGGTGGTAACTGCGGCGGGATGCCTCGGCGGCTTCGCGGGAGGGTCGCCATTCACCGGCCAGCAGCATACCGGGCTTGTGGGCATCGAGGATCTTGCCGGAGCACTCTTGGCAGACGTAGTGGGCATTGGCCGCGACCTTGCCCATATCCCACTCGTTGTCGGTCTTGGCCTCGCTCTCGTCCTTCTCCCACCAGCGAACTTGCTTCCACAGGAGCTTGATCATGCCCTTGCAGTGAGGACACGGAACCCAGAAATACCGCTGGTCGCCTTTTAGGAACTCTTGCCAGATTTCGCCATAATAGACCGTGGGGGTGGAGGTCTTGATGCGTTTGGGGAAATTGAAGGTCTTGGTCCGCTCCTCGGCATTCTTCAACGCTCCGGCCTCGCGGTCGTTGCGTAGGCCGAATTTGTCGGTTTCGTCCATAATGACGTTGCCGCAGGGACGGGATGCCAACTGGCCGGGACTGTTCGACCCGACCCAGAAAACCGTGGCACGGGCGAATTTCTGCTCGCGGGTGGTGAAAAAGTTGCGGTTGCGGGGTTTCAGCGCCCGTAGCGGCACACAGTCATCGACCCAAGGAATCCAGCGATTGCGGGAAAAGGAGCCGCCAAGCTCTTTATCAGGCATGACCCACAGTGAATCGGACGGACTATTGACCAAAAGCCAAGAGACGCCGCCCATCACAATCGTTGTCTTCGCCGTCTGTGCGGCGAAACACAGCGCCAAGTCCTCGATGCGCTTCTCTTTGAAGCAATTTAGCGGTTCTCTGGCATAGGGCGTTAGGGTCGTAGAATAAGCGCCTTCATGGTCGCCGCGCACGTAGCAGTTCTTTTCCAGCCATTGCCACACAGGCAAGTCATCGGCAGGTGCAAGGGTGTCCACGCAAAACTTGCGTAGCTCCGCCATCCCCTCGTCATACCAAGACTTGCTCATAAACCTTCTGGCCGTCTGCGATCGCCCGCTCAATGTCCTGTCTAATGATCTCCGCCGCCGTCACGTCGTCCGCCGGATTCACCTTTGGCCCAAGGATCGACGGCAAGCCGCGCAACCGAGACAGCAACGCCCCCCACCCTTTACCGAAAAGGGACCGGGCATCATCCCAAGGAACCAGCACCTTCGCCTTCTCCTTTATCTCCAAAACCATTTTCTCAGATGTTAGCCGCCCCTCCTTGGCTTTGTTGTAGCTTTGCAATAACAGCGGAAGCCTCTCGACTTCATCCAAGGCAATCGCTCGGTCTACCAGCCACTTCGCGTTTTCCTCAATTTCGACGCTGGCTTTCAGAGATTGCTCCATACTTTTGAGGCTTTTCTTCTTCACCGGCCCGAATGAAATCGGCGCGATCTCCGCGCTCACTCCCTCGCTCTCACGAGCGGGGGATTTTTTTTGGCCTCGACTCCGGTAGCCCGTTCCACCGCGCGCCGCATTCTGCATTCTCCATTCCCGCGCGGCCTCCAAAGATTCCACCGGGCAACCCCTCTCATTCTTCATCCGGCTCACATAGGCAACCGAGCACCCCCAATCAGCCGCGATGTCGGACAATTTTACTTTCTGCTCTCCACTGGCATCCATATACGCCCACCCCTCACTCAACTTAACTTGTCAACTAAACCACCCCGAACAGGTTTACAAGCCGCCCGCTTCGCGGAAACC